AACAACAATATTCTACGCCGTTAATCTGGGGACTGTAGATACCCCAACATAGTGTCATGAAAGGAAAAGGTATTTATTATGAATTTTGCAAACGCAATTAAAAACGAAACAAAATGGACACACACTGAAAATGGTGCGGTTGCACTGAAGACAACAGACGATGCACTGCTTGATCTGTTTGGTACAATTGGTGCTCTCAGAGAAGCAGACGAGACACGCATCACGTCACTTTTTGAGGAAGCTTATCAGGCAAATCCTTTGTATGCTACAAAGATTCTCTTTTATGCACGGGATATCCGTGGCGATGAAGAGACTCAGGGTCTTGGAGAGAGACGTGTATTTAGAATCATTCTGAAATATTGCGCTTTGCATCATCCTGAAGCAATTCGTCCTAATCTCGATCTAATTGGTGTATATGGTCGTTACGATGATCTATATGAACTGGTCGGTACCCCTCTGGAGAATGAGATGTGGACTGCTATGAAGAAGCAGTTTGAAGAAGATCTTGATAATATGTCAAAAGGGAATGCAATCTCTCTTCTGGCTAAGTGGATCAAGACTGCTGATGCTTCTTCACCTAAGACAAGAGCGCTTGGTAAATTGACCGCACAGAAGCTTGGATATGATGTATATAACTTCAAGCGCATTGTGCGTGCAATGCGTAAGCAAATTGGCGTTGTTGAAACACTGATGTCTACTGGTCGTTGGGATGAGATTAAATATTCTGAAGTCCCGTCTAGAGCAATGCTTATTTACAGAAATGCTTTTAGAAAGCATGATGAAGAGCGTTTTAGCCAGTTCGCACAGAAAGCTGTTACTGGAGAAGAGAAAATTAATTCTGGTACGCTCTATCCTTATGATATTATTAGAAAGTATTCTTCTCTTAGTTATTGGACTAGCAATTATTATTCTGGAGATTATCTTAATCCGACAGAAGAGAACGTACTTCAAGCGCAGTGGGATCAGCTTCCTAACTACGTAGAAGCAGGTACTAATGCAATTGTTATTGCAGATACTTCTGGTTCTATGACAGGCAGACCAATGGACACAGCTGTAAGTCTTGCAATTTATTTTGCACAGCGGAATGTTGGTGCTTACCATAATCTTTGGATGAATTTCAGTGATAGACCTAGTTTTCAGCAGATTAAGGGTAAAACACTAAAGCAAATCCTTAGTAATATTGATTATAGCAATTGGGAAAATAATACTAATTGCGAAGCGGCTTTTAACTTGATTCTTAATACTGCTATTAAGAATCATGTTTCACCTGACGAGATGCCTAAAAGCATTGTCATTGTTTCTGATATGGAATTCGATTTTTGTGGTAATAGGCGCTGGGACTTTTACGATGCTATGAGAGCAAAGTATGCTCAGTATGGCTATGATATTTGCCAGATTATTTTTTGGAACGTGAACAGTCGTCACGATGTTTTTCATGCAGATAAAAACAAAAAGGGAGTTATCCTTTGTTCTGGATCTTCTGCGGGTACATTTAGAAATTTGATTGGAGCAATCGGAATGTCTCCTATAGAATTTCTTAAACGTGTCGTAGACGCAAAACGATATGAACCTATTAAAATTAATTAATGAATTTGGGAGTGTAGATGGGAAAATTTATTGATTTAACAGGTCAAAAATTTGGCAAATTAACTGTATTATATCGACTACAAGGAACTCGATTTAAAAATGGCACGTCTAAACCTGTTTGGCATTGTCAATGTGAGTGTGGTAATGAATGTAATGTTGCGGGAACGCATTTAAGAACGGGACATACAAAATCATGCGGATGTTTACACAAAGAAACACTCTCTAATAATAATAAAAAATTAAAAAGTAAAAATAATTTATTTGATTTAACAGGAGAGTTTGGAATAGGATATACTTATAATATTGATCCAACCGACCCATGTAAAAAAAGAAACTATTTTTATTTTGACTTAGAAGATTATGAACTAATAAAAAATTATTGTTGGAGTTTTAATGCTGAGGGATATATATGTGCTTATGATAAAGTCAAAAGCAAAAACACGTTTGTAAGACTCCACGATTTAATAATGAATTGTGATACAACACAATTTGTTGTTGATCATATTAAACATAAAAAATATGACAACCGAAAAGCAGAATTAAGGATGTGTCTTAATAATGAAAATGCTTTTAATAAAAAGCCAAAAGAAAATAGTGAAGCAATAAGAACAGGTATACATTTTAAAAATGGTAAATATAAAGCCCGTTTGAAATACAATGGCATTGAAGTTTTGCATCAAGTTTTTGACACTTTTGAAGAAGCTGTCGCCGCTCGTAAAGAGGCAGAAGATAAATATTTCGGTGAATTTTCTTATGATAATAGCATGAAATTAAAAACTTCATGAGATTATAGTGGATACAGACACTTAAAACCTGTATCATAAGCGCCGATGGACGCTATATATTCCATTCATTTGTCCTGAGGAAGGACACCCTGATTAATAAATTTATATTGCTTATATGGAGAATATAACCAGTATAAAAAAAGCAGGGTTATGTGTCATGATCGTGACGCATACACAGCAACGCACACAAGATTAGGGAACGTGAGCGTGTAGGGTGATTGAAAAACTATCACACTTAAAGATATTCGCAAGGATATTGAGTACACGCAATTCAAATGAACTGGTACCTGTATTGGTTCGCCGTATACTCGGCTTTAATAAAAAGGTGCTACGAACCCCATATCTCCGGAATGGGACTTGGACAAACTATTGACAGATATGGGTTTAGCGTAACGGTGAGCAGTAGTTAAATGGAGTTCGAGGAACAGCCTTTTTATAACAACTTCTTTAAATAATGTGATATAGAGAAGTTTAAACATTGAGATAACATTTGTCTATGACAAATGATGGTAGTTAAAACAATCAGTAAACAGAAAAACTGACTATTAAGAAAAGCTAAAGTATTAATAGTAGTACAAGAAACTGTGGTGTGAAACGTAAATCCATAATCTCTATGCGCCCATGCCGGAATCTAGGTCTACGGGACGGTCTTAAAAACCGTTGATTTTTTATAATCGTGCGGGTTCAAGTCCCGCTGGGCGCAGCTACAAAACAGAGATGAACGGAAAGTATGACTGTTTTGTACTGAAATATGCTCACATCTATATGATGTATAAAACTTTCCAAGGGACACTTACAGCAAACCAAATAGAACAAGACTTGAAATCTTCTTTCTCTTAATAGTGTCCTGTAATTAAATATGCCGACCTTAGCTCAATGGTAGAGCACGTATGAATGGATTATGTTTGTAATCCTAACAGCAATTACTTTTTCCACTGGTAATGGCGTTGTTATTGGTTCGAATCCAATAGGTCGGCTTTCTGGGATTCGCACAGCAAAATAAAATGGATAAACAAAAATTCTGCAAAAATTTGAGTGAATGGGTTCAAATCCCTAATAACGAATCCTGTTTTATAACTATAGTAGTGTCATGTATTATTTAAAAACGAAAAACATAAAACAAAATACTCGAAAAAGGTAAAACAAAATTATATTTTTATTGATTTCGGTCATGGATGTATTCCCTCTATAGATTGGGACGCTTACAGCAAAAACTTTTTTGGAATAGACTGTTAATCTATGTAACCAGAAAAAGCGTCCTGTTTAAAAGAAGTTAAGTTGTGCATAACTATTAAAAAGTATGGCTCTAGTGTTAGCGGATAGCACGGTGGTCTCCAAAACCACAAGGTAGAGTTCGAATCTCTAGGGTCATGTTTAATACAGAAATCAATGGACGCATTGGTAGATGTATTAACGCTTATCAAAGGATATCGCTAAGGGTTAGATTAGACAATGTGAGAGTGGTGGGTAGAGCAGAATTGATCAACTGCTAACAAGCGAAAAAGTATGATAAGTGTCCGCACTATGGTGTAAAGGTAGCATACTTCCGATATTAGGAAGAGGTCTGCGTTCAATTCGTAGTGGTGCAATTAAAAGAATACGGTACGAGCGGTGTACAACGCAAATTTTATCCTGAGTAGCTATCACCAAAAGGGGCGTATTTCTTTGTTATATATAACTGATGTGGGTACGCCTGACCTACAAAGAATGAGGTAAGTTTATGTTTTCGACAACATCTTATCTAAACGAGGCAGTACTTGGGGATATAGTCCAATGGCAGAACAAGTGGCTGTTAACCACTATATGGGAGTTCAATTCTCTCTATCCCCGTTTTATAAGAATAGAAAGAGTGTTTAGCGAGAGTCATCAGCGCCCATCTTTTGGGAACACGGTATGGTAATGTATACTGACGCTCACCTTGGGGAACCTAATCTATTCTTATTATTTGCTCCTGTAGCTCAGTTGGTAGTAGCACTTGACTTTTAATCAAGGGGTCGAGAGTCCAAGTCTCTCTAGGGGCATTTAAAACAAATTAAAATAAGGAGAAAATAATGACAATTAACGAACAAACATTACAAGAATTAGCAAAACAATTTGGTCTGGCGTTAGATTGGAGTAATAATAATGTTATTCCTTATCTTCAAGATTTGGCGAGAAGAGTAATCACTTATGAATTTCGTTCGTCTATTTTCTGGATTGTAATTGGAGCGATTTTTATTTTAATTGGTATTATTGCTGTAGTTTTAGGTGTGCGTAGTGGAGTAGAAGAAATTATTGGACTTACACTTATTGCCGCAATGATTTTATGGTTTGCGGGTATATTGATTATTGGTACACAAATAAATGATATTATTCTATGTGGGACATTACCTGAAAAAATTTTATTAAGATATATACAAACAAAATAAAGTTGAAGGAGATTAAATAATGAAAACAGTTGAAGAAGTTAGAGCAGAATGTAAATATGGAGAAGTAATGACTACAAAAGAATTTTGTCAAGAAGTTGCTAATGGATTTTATAATTCTTTTGATGGATGTGGTCGTTTTCACGATGGTGAAAAAGAAACGAATGTAAGTGTTTGGGATAGATCACTAACATGGGACGATATTAAAAAATATCCCTATGTCTGTTGGTATAATAAATAAATTTAAGGCTCCATCGTCTAAAAGGTCTAGGACGTGACTCTTTCAAGGTCAAAATATGGGTTCGATTCCCGTTGGGGCTGTGCTATATACAGTTACCAATTCCGCTAATAGGGTAAAAAAGGATGAATTGGCGAGAGGTCTTGCGATAGTAGACGATTAAGAATTATGGCAAGTTTGGGTTCGAATCCCAGCGGTCATGCTAAGTCAGACCATTTACATTTTTCCAAACTGACTTACCAAAAACTCTTGGAAAATGCGACTGTGTCGTGGCGGAAAAGGTAGACGCTTAAAGGTAAGATGGTTGTCAAATACATAAATGCGTGTAGGAACTCAAGCCAAGCCTCGTAAAGCCGAGGATTAATCCATGAGTGAAATAGTACCATTATGCAAGGTGTAAATCCTTGCCGACACAGAATAATGGGGATTACTTCAACGGTTAGAAGGGTGGTCTTATAAACCACTAACAGGAGTTCGACTCTCCTATCCCCTACTAATTCTATCTCGCAACTGGATAGAATTCTCATAAGCACAAATAATAATAAAGTTGCTGAAAATTGTGTGATTGAGAGCATCCTCTGTGATGAGTGGTATACATACGGATTGCGTAAGAAAGGATTAGAAGCCTCTTATTGCGTCTGGTCTCGCAGGTTCAAATCCTGTCAGAGGGGCTAATAAAAAACTAAAAAAGGAAACACAAATGACAAGTTTTGAATTATGGATCAAAGGCTGTGAAATCAATAAGACTCTTTTATATTGTTTAGAAGGACATGGTGATACGGCCTTTTATAAATCTCAAAAAGAATACTGGAATAGAAACAGTCGGTTTTATGTCAAGCCTATATATCATGTATGGAAAAATGGTAAAAGATTATATTGTGGTACTAATTTTTTAGAAGCATATCATAAATGGAGAGGTGATTAAATGGGTACAAGAAGCACAATCACATTTATTGAAAGAGTGAATGCAGGTGATTCCATAGTAGCGCAAGTTTATCAACAATATGACGGTTATTTGGAAGGTGTTGGTAAATCGTTGGCTGAATGGCTAATGCCTAAAATCATGGTAAACGGCATTCCTGATTACGAACACGATTATGCAAATGGGATTGGAGATCTGGCTGCACAATATGTCCATGATTTTAAACACAGAATTGGTTATTTGTATTTGTACTCCCCTGAATGGGATGCTGAAGAATGGTGTGATTACAATTACAAGGTAATCCAAACTATGGGCGATGGTGCTACTGGAAATGCAGATGATGTATTGACTATCGTTGTTACAAATTGGAATAATGAAGAGCCATTATTTGTTGGTAAGCCTAGTGAATTGCTGGAATATATCAAAAAAGGTGGTGATGATAGTGTATGAATGTTTTCATTGTTTAGCCAGAGCAGTGATTTGGGACGCAGATTTTAGTTTTGAAGATTTTGGAGAAGAGGGCGAAGGAATTTATCAAATTTGTCATTGCACAAATTGTGGTGCTGAGATTACTTATAGAATTCCTTTTGGAGATGAAGATGAAATTTCTTCTTGACAAATAAAAATTAAATGTATAGAATATAGACAGACATTGAGAGATGACCAGTTCTTCTATTAATGTACTCTATAGAAAGGAAGTAGATAATATGGAATTGATTCGGTGTACACACTGTGATCATTCCTATTCATTACAAGGTAAGGGGGTAAAAACATGGTGGAACGATAGCGGTTCATGTAGCGTAAAGTTATGCATGTGCCCAAAATGTAAACAAATTAATATAATTAAATATGAAACTTATTGGACAGAAGATATTAACAATGATGAAAGATTATTTTATTAAAGGAGATGATATTATGCCATGTAAAGAAGCACCTATGGAGATTTCAGGAATGTGTATTATGGATGCGAGTACAGGAAATGTAATTGCTGATTGGTCTAATTGTATTGGATCACTTATTTGTCAGCCAGTTTCTCATACAGTTCATAAAGTACCAGAAATTATTGATGTAAAAACTATTAACAATAAAGTTATTATTGTAACATTTATTGATGGTACACAGACTAAAGCAGTTTGTGATAAAGATGATACATTCAATCTGGAAGTTGGAATTGGAATTTGCATTACCAAACGTCTTATGAGTAGCGATGAACAGACTGGTAATTCAATGTTTAATAAAACAATTAAGAACGCTCTTAAAGTAATGAAGCGGAATGAACAACTTGAACGGACTCGTAAAGAGATAGAAGAAGAAGAGAAGCGAATTGTAGATAAAATTAAGCGTAAGAAAGAAAAGCGTGCGGAAAAGCGCAGACAGAAAAAGATTCAGATGATGGCTGATGCGATCCTGCTTGCTGATAAAATGAAAACAGAGAATAACGACTAATTAAACAAAGGAGAAAAGATTTATGGCAGAAACAAAAGACACACATCTTAGACAGGCAAAAACAAAGGCAACAGCAGTAGGACTTCTGACAGATAAGAAACTTGAGATCAAGACAGACCCTAAGACTGGCGAGAAGCGTATTGAAGGTTCTATTACAGTAAAGACAAGTGATAAGAATTTTGTCACATTCAATGTACGTTATAAGGCTAAAAAAGAAGATGGTAGCGATAATTCTATTTATACAGGACTGGTTACTGTGATGAATGAATTCCAGTCTGTAGCTGAAGTTGGTGATGATGCTGCGGATGTTATTCGTGCAAATGGTCAGCTGAATCCTTACAGAGGCAAGAATGGCAACGAGATTATCGGGTATCGTGGTAGCTACTTTAACAGAATCCGTAATAGGGAGAACATCGAGCCTGAGGCATGTTTTGAGACTGAAATGTTTATTCAGAGCATTATACCTGAAATGGGTAAAGATGCAGATGGTGAGATGACCGAGACTGGTCGGCTGAAGATTACTGGTTGGGTGCCGACTTATAACGGAATTGAACCTGTTGATCTGATTGTTCCTGAAGACCTTGCAGATGCATGTGAGAATACTTATGAGCCTGGTCAGACAGTTGAATTTTATGGTGATATTATCAATAACAGTATTGAAGAGATCATTGAGAAACCTGTCGCATTTGGTAAGCCTAAGAAAGAAGTTCATAGAACTTATATTAATGAACTGATTGTCACTGGTGGTTCTGACGCATATGAGGATGAAGAGGGTGATCATGTTCCTTATGATGCAGATGCGATTAAAGGTGCGATTGCTGATAGAAATGCAGCGATTGAGGAAGCCAAGAATAAGGCTAAGAGCAGTTCGACTGGTAATATGAGTAGAGGGGCTGCGCCCAGTGGAAGAGCACATGGAAGAACGTTGAAGTTGGATATTTGATATTAGTTTTACATAATATAATTAAATTTGTCCCTGATAATGTATATTATTGGGGACAAATGGTTGAATAATAAGGAGAAATAATTTATGGCAGTAACGGTAGATATTTTTAATCCACAAGTATCTGTGGTAGCCAAAGGTTTAAAGGGCAAAGTTCTGTTTGTGTATTCTGGGAATAATCGAGGCAAAACATATGTGGCTTCTCATTTGTCCCGTCCGTTTTTTATTTTGTGCGAATCGGGTTTAAACGCCTTGTCAGGAATTAAATTTAATCGTGTAAATAACTGGGCTGATTTTAAGAAACTTGTTAATCAGTTTACAAGTAAAAAGACAGTAGATGCTGCTAAGGCTTTATATGATACAATTGTTATTGATGAGGTTTATGCCAGTAGTATCTTTTGTCAAGATTATGTTTGTAAAGTATATGGTAATGGCGCTCTTACACTTGCTGATAGCCCTGACCCCCGTAAAAATTTATGGAAAATCTACGAACAAGAGTATTTTAGGACAATTAATCAGCTTCTTTCATGCGGCTATACCGTAATGTTCATTGGGCACGAACAAGAAAAAGATGGATATATTATGCCCAAAGGCGACCGCCGAATGGTTCAGCCGATTCTCGACAATAGCGATTTTGTTATATATTTAACAAGTAACGGCGTTGATGAAGACGGTAAGGTTCGGCTTTCAACAGCACATTTTGCTGAAACAGATAAATTTTTTGCAAGAAGCCGCTTTACAGAATGTGTAACAGAAATCACTCCTTATACCGCAGAAAATCTTGAAAAAGTAATTAAAGACGCTATTGAGGCTGAAGAAAAGAAGAGCGGTATTGCAGCTGTTGATTATGAGGAACAGCAAGCTATGAACACTTCAGTCGAACTTGATTTCGAGCAGTTGATGGATGATATTCAGAAACTTGGTGAAAAGATTAATGAAGCAGGACATTTTGATGATCTTGTAGAAATTATTGAAAAGACCCTAGGTGCTGGAGCTAAGGTTTCTGAATGTACTAAGAAGCAAGTTGAAGCATTGTCTGTTATTAAAGATGATTTGCAGGATTATGCTGACGAGCTGGGGATTTAAATGACTAGGCGGTCGCCATATAAATGGCAAGAGGGGGAGATTGTAGACTTCCCCTCTTGCCAAGTAAAAATATTAGGTCACAGATTACAAGAAACATCTGCTGGTGGCAATAAAAAAAGTCATAAAAAATCTTATTTATACCAATGTATGAAATGTGGGTGGATCGATGAACGCTTAGAATATCACATGGATAAATTAGGTTGCCCTGTATGTAGTGGTAGAAAAACAAAATGGAATTATAATTCTATAGCTTGGTTACATCCTGAAATAATCCCTTGGTTTGCTAATATAGAAGACGCATACAATAATAGTATGGGAAGTCATTCAAAAGTAGAATTTATTTGTCCTGATTGTGGATTAAATGTTGGAAAGAAAGTAATTAAAAACGTAATGCAATTTGGTATTTCTTGTCCTTATTGTGGGGATGGAATTCCTATGGGCGAAAGAATATTTCAAACAGTATGTGATCTTGCTCATATTAAATATGAAAGACAAGCCACATTTGATTGGAGTGAAATATACATATATGATTTTTATCTCCCTGATTTAAATTATATTGTAGAAATAGATGGGTCACAGCACTATCCGCTCGGTTCTTCTTTTGAAAGTGTTAGTGGGATGACATATGAAGAGCAAGAAAAGATTGATGAATACAAAGAAGAACTTGCGTATAAAAATGGAATAGAAGAGGTTTTACATATATGCGCTTATTATAGTGATTTTGATAAAATTAAATATGCTATTTTAGGTTGCGTATGGTTGGTTATACGCACTGACATCTCTAATATAGATTGGAATGAATGCGAAAGAATATCTGCTCATTCTATGGTGCATGTTTGTGCAGAAGAATGGAATAAAGGATATGATGCTACATACATTAAAAATAAATATTCTTATTGTGATTCATCCATTAATAACTGGTTAAACCAAGCGCAAAAAATAGGATTAACAAAAGATTATTCTAAAAAGAATGCTGATCTACGCAGGGGAAGAAAAATAATTAATACACAAACTTTAGAATGTTATTGGTCTCCAAGGCATTTGGCAAATGTATTAAATATAAAATGGCAATCCGCTTATGATCGTACATATTATGAGAAAGATGATTATATGTTCTATCAAAAGTATGTTGACAGCAACGCCATAGATAATGATCATGAATTTTTTATGAAACATTTAGTAACAATAAACAATTAAAATACATAGTCTCTCAAATGAATAGCTTACATTCATTTGAGAGACATTTTTAGCATTAACAGCAGGGTAATAAATAATGAATATTAACATCAACAACATGCAATGGGGGTTTAATGGTCAATCCCCACCGCAAGATTTATTTCAGGAAATGCGTAAAATCTGTGCTTTACATCCAGAGTGTAAAGATTGTCCTTACATCGGACAACAAGTACAAATAAAAGACGCTATGCAGATTTGTGAAATAGGAATTCATAAACAAAAACAAGGAGAAACACAATGAGTCATTTTGCGGTTTTAGTTTTACATAAAGAAGATCAGTCTATTGAAGACCTGCTTGCACCTTATAATGAGAATCTGGAAGTAGAGCCTTATGTCAAGTATACACGCATTCAAGCTATTAATAAAATGCGGGAAGATTGCCCAAGTTTATATAAAGATAAATCTGAGGATGAAATCTTTCAAGATGCATGTGATTGGTTCGGTTGCATGCTTGATAACGATAATAATCTTCTCAGCACGTATAATCCTGACAGTAAATGGGACTACTGGCAAGTTGGTGGTCGTTTTAGTGGTATGCTCCCTATTATTCCGACAGCACTTGATGGATATCATGGTGCGGAATATGTTGACAGCGCTTTTGTGCGTCATGTTAAATGGGTGCAGCCCCTTGACAAAGAAGAAAGAGAAGATATAATTAAATGGTGGAATGTGAATATTGAAGGTGCCGAAGGAGAAAAGGATAAGTATTTTATTTACAACCCTGAGTATTATAAAGAGCGTTATAAAGATGCAGAAACATACATTAAGACTCAGGAGTTCCCTTGTTATCATGCGGTTGTAACTCCAGATGGCATCTGGCATGAGCCATCTAAAGTGGGTTGGTGGGCTTGTACTAATGGAGACCCGTCCGATGAACTTGAATGGGATCTTCACTTCAAACAACGCTTTATTGATACAGCTGAATTTGATTGGGTTGCAACTATTGTAGATTGTCATATTTAAAAGAGGTAATAATTAAATGGCTAAAGGAAGAAAGCGAGTATGTGTATTATGTGGTTTAACTATTGAAGACAATAATGATTCTGTGCCTTATAAGAAGCGTTATGCACATACTGCTTGCTTCCGTGCAGCCGCTAAAGCAATTCATGTAGATAAAGAAGAGAAGGTTAAAAAGAAGGAAGCTGAAAAGAAGATTAAATCAACTTCAAAACCTAAAGCTGAATTAAAAGATGCACTATCTGATGAAGAATATGTGCAGAAGAATTTGTATTATGATTATATCCGCAAAACTACAGGAATTGCAGAGCTTCCTGCAAAAGTTTATGTATTAACAGAAAACTATATTAAAAAATATAATTTTACATTCCAAGGTCTTTATGCTACACTGACTTACATGCACAATATTCTTGAAAAAGAGTTTGGAGAGGATATTGTAGGACTTGTTCCATATTATTATACAGAAGCACAGGCGCATTATAAAGCTGTTAAATCCGTGGGTGACAGGAACAAAAATATAAGTACCGAGGGAATGTATAAGAAAAAGACTGTTTATATTAATCCTAAACAAAAGAAAATTAAACAGTTAGACATTACAACAATTGGGGGATAATTCATGTATGAGACATTAACAGATAAAAGAGCAATTCTGAATACTATTGGATGTTTGATGCTCGACCCCACTTTAATAGATGATATTGATCGTCCGTTAGATAGGACAGATTTTGATACCGAAGCATTATATGAATTATTATATGTTGCTATTTTTAATTCGTATATGCAAGGTGTCAAAGATATTAATGAGTTTACTATAGATTCATATCTCTCTTCTTATAAAGAACAGTATGAGATATTTCAGGCGAATGACGGGCTGAGATATCTTGCAGATGCTAGAGAGATGAGTAGTCTGGATAATTATGATTATTATTATCACAGGCTCAGGAAATACTCGTTGCTCAGATATTATGAGAAAAAAGGTTATAATACTAAATCGATATTTGATCCTACTGTCAGTGTAGAAGAACTTACAAAAGAAATGGAAAAGTTTGATAATTATACTGAACAGGATATTGTAGGTCTAGTAGAAACTGATTTGGTTATCAGCCCTACGATTAAATATTGCACAAATATGTTAACCACTGAGATTCAGGCAGCTGACGGTGCATGGGATTTAATTCAGAGTTTCATGAAGATTCCTGACGTAGGTGTACCCCTGAACAATGATGGATTAAATACAGTAGCAAGAGGTGCGAGAAAAGGATGTCTGTATATGCGGTCTTCAGCCCAAGGTTTTGGTAAAAGTCGAATGGCTGTAGGAGATGCCGTAAAAATTTCAATTCCATATTATTATGATATTAAATCAAAAGAGTGGAAATATACGGGAATGTCTGAGCCTACATTATATATTACAACAGAGATGGCGGTAGATGAAATTCAGACAATGCTTATTGCAGCTGTTTGTAAAGTAAATGAAGAGCACATATTATATGGAGAATATAAAGAAGGGGAATTGGAAAGAGTAAAAACCGCAACTCAATATGTTCAATCTGCACCTATATATATAGTTCATATTCCTGATTTTTCAATCGAAGACATAAAGAATATAATTAAAAAATATAACCGAGAATATCAAGTTGAATATGTATTTTTTGATTATATATGGAATAGTTTGCGTTTAATGTCTGAGGTATCAAACAAAACTCGAATGGGTGGTTTGAAAGAGCATCAACTTCTGTTGGTTTTTTCGACAGAACTAAAAACATTAGCGCAACAATTAAACATTCATATATCTACTGCATCACAGTTGAACGGCGAGGCTCAAAACGCTCTTATTAAAGATCAAAATCTCCTTGCTGGTGCTAAAGCATTGTCAAATAAACTTGATGTAGGAATTATTTCAATGCCTCCTAACACTAGAGAAACAGAGAAGCTTGATACAATCATTCAGAATCATTTTGGTTTACGAATGCCCAATATGGGACATTGGGTATACAAAGTTAGGCGAGGGCGATTAACAAAATTAATTATATGGAGTGATATTGATCTTGGCACAATGACAGAAAAGGCACTGTTTGTAACAGATTTTGATTTTAATCTAATTGATATAGACTTCACTCAGATTGAACAGGTTGAAGCTAAGATTCAGGAGCATTCGGTTTTAGAGTCGCAAGTGCATGATGAAGAACCTGAAATCATAAAAGAAGTTGATTCGAAGCCAGTTCGAAGTGAAGTAGAAGAAGAACAGACGGTAAAAAGAGATTTTGATTGGTGATATAGATGTATTTAGATCAGAAAAAAATATTAGATTCATTGACAGACGAGGATATAATCAAGATTTGTGCAGAGTTGGGTTCGCCAGAATACAAGCGTGATAGTCAGGGGAATCTCTGTTTTTCGACAGTGATTTGTCACGGTGGGGATAGCCCTTATAAATTAATTTATTATAAGGATTCTAAGAGATTCCATTGTTTCACCTGCTCAGATTCATATGGAATTATTGAATTAGTTATTCGTGCTCATAGATTAAAAGATAAGACACTAACTTACTATCGTGCTTTATATTACATAGCTTCTAAAACTGGTCGGTTATATGAGAAAGACTCTGAGCAGATTCCACCTGAAAAGACCATTACAGATTTTGAGTGGATTAATCGTCTTAAATCTGCAAAGAAAAATTCTAAAGCAGTACCTAATCTAACTGAGATTAACGAGAATATACTTGACATATTTTGGTATGCCCCTTATCAGGGCTGGCTTGATGAACATATTACTCGTGAAGCAATGTCACGATTTGAAATAGGATATTATGGATTAACTAATCAGATAACCATTCCACATCGAGACATTAATGAGCGATTAATTGGCATCAGAGGGCGTTTTTTAAATGATGAAGATGTTGAACGCTTTGGTAAATATGTGCCATTGCAGATCGGTGGACGCTTCTTGAGCCATCAGCTTGGAAGTAATCTATATGGTATTCATGTTGCTAAGGATAAGATACGACAATGCAAGAAAGTGATGTTGGTCGAAGCTGAGAAATCCGTGTTACAAGCGTATTCGTATTTTGGTGAAGATAGTTTTGTTGTCGGACTTTGTGGATCAAATATATCAAAGACGCAAATTAAAATTATACTAGAACAATTAAAAGTTGAAGAAGTTATCGTAGGACTGGATAGAGAGTATGAAGAGTCTGATAGTTTTGAAGCAACTGCGTATTATCAAAAATTGATTAAAAAAGTTGCCCCTCTTGTACCATATGTTCGTGTATATCTGGTACTCGATAAAGAACATAGACTTGATTATAAAGATTCTCCCACTGACAAGGGTAAAGATATCTTATTGCAACTGATGAAAGAAAAAATTTTAGTAACTATGGATGATGTGAATGATGTAATGAAAAGAAAGGACTAATGTATTATGAGCGGATTTATAAAGGTACTTGTGGCAAGTGGGTGCGCTGCTTTAGCGGGTGGACTTAATGTATGGCTGAATCTCAAGGACAAAAAGACGCCAACTGTCAAAGACGTGGCTGTTGCATTTATTTCACCTATGCTTATGGTTGTATCAAATTGTGTACTGTTTATGTAAGGAGGATAATATGTTTAAAATTGGAGATACTGTACAAGTTACAGATTGGGGAGAAGAGTATACTACAGATTATAAATGGTTTGAAAAACATAGAGACGTCCCTTTTAGGTATGCGATTTGTTATGCATATGACGAACATGATAATTATAAAAATCGAAGATTTACAGATAATAGACTATTTAAAGTTCTTTACGTAGATCGTGTTAGTAACAAGGTACTTATTACTTTATTAGAAAATGACAATTTTGACTTGGCACCGGGTCGCGTCTATCTTGTAGGATGTGAAGGTATTAAACCTTGTTGCCGCTCAATGACTTTAGAAGAAATTGAACAAAAACTTGGATATAAAATTATAATTATTGATAAAAAAGGGGATAATTAATTATGAGAAAGAATAAAGTCTTTAGACTTATTTCAATTATGGCTATTGTTATTATGGTTATTTCCATGTGTTCAATTGTTGAAGCAAAATCTACAACTGGACTAATGGGGCAAGATTCAGAGGGACGCCTTTATTCTACACAAACTGGATATTTCACAGTACGTGGAAAAACTTATTATGCACATCACAGCAAATCTCAAATGTATGATAAAGGCGAACTCGCCGTAAATACATATCGAGTGCGTCATAATAAAATGTATTATTTTGGAAGAGACGGCGCTATGATCACACATAAGTCTAGTAGAAATAGAAAAACAAGATATATTGATTTTAATAAAGATGGTTCAGTACATTATATCTATCCTGCTGGATGGCGAGTAAGTAACGAACGATATAATGCTAATAGACACAGATTTCAGAAATATAAAAATGGCAAATGGTATGACACTGGAATGCAGTGCTGGCCTTATGGCTGGATCGACTGGCAGTGGTAAAGTACGTAGCAGGTCATATTTCAAAAAATTTAGTGGGAAAAACACATTAAATTTTAAATAGTAGTACTTTCATGAGGGTACGGTGGGGTAAGTAGATAGAATAAAAATAATATCGAAAACCCCACTTATTTTAACATAGAAAGGAACGGTAAAAATGAGCAATGAATTAGTAGAAGATTATTATAAATCAATGAGTGATTTTTTCGAGGGGAAAGTGAGAGGTGTTACTGAAGCAGATCGAGGTGTGTTGCCACGTTTAAGTTACAGTGGTCTTGAAGTATTTAAAAATTGTCCTTATCAGTATCATCTTAAATATGATGAGAAGAAATATACAAAAGAGACTACTCTGGCTCTGGAATTAGGAAGTCTATGTCACTTGATTCTGGAACTTAAATGTAATTATATTAAAGAAGACAAGCCTGTAGATTACGATTATCTTCATTTTATTTTAAAGTATGGTTCTATAGATACAAATGCGAAAACAAAAGAACATATCCTTGGAGTGGATGAATTAAAGCGGAAATACTTTGAGGAATGGTATGAGCCTGACAATGCATCTGGAATGACATACGAAGAAAAGATGATAATATTTGAAAAGGTTCTTAATGAGGAAATGGATAATACTTCAATCTGGCATCCTATTTATGCAGAATTGCCGTTTGAATTCGTATATAAAGATAGAGTTATTTTTAATGGGTTTATTGATAGAGTAGATATTAATGTATATGGGAGTTTTAGAACGATTGATTACAAGACCAGCAAGAAACAATTCGAATCGGCAAAAGTCGTAACATCACTTCAATTTGGTATTTATGCAATGGCAATTTATCAGCTGCTTGGTCAGATTCCAGTGACTTTTTTATATCGTTTTATTTTAATTGATGAAGATCAGAAAGCCATGACCAGTGGTTGGGAAAAGCGATTAGAAAAGACGCTTGACAATGCGCTTGATAAGATGGACAAAAATAAGAAGAGTGGTATTTGGTTACCGAAGCCCTCAGCGCTCTGTCATTGGTGCAATTTTTCGGTCACAAATCCTAAAGCACATGAGTTTAAAAACGACTGTGAATATTATAGCCTTTGGACGCCAGAAAATCGCGTTTGGGCTGTAAACAAAAAATACAACGCTCTTGACAATGCGACCAAAAAGAGTACAATTGATACAGGTAACAAGTCAAAATTAAATGGTAAGCGGAAATTGATTTTTTGAGGGGTGGATATGAGTTATTATAGCTTGCACGCACATAGTGAATTCAGCAATTTGAAAATGCTCGATTCTACAAATAAATTAAATGACCTAATAGACAAAGCCATTTCCTTAAACCTTCAAGGAATTGCACTCACTGATCATGAAAGCGTTTCTGGTTGGGTCAGAGCAATTCAACGTCAAAAAAAATTACAAGAACAAGGTTCTGATTTTCGTATTTTTTTGGGAGATGAAATATATTTGGTAGATTCTCTTGAAGAAGTAAGAGACAATTATACACCCAAAGTAACAAAGTTTTTTCATTTTATTTTAATTGCTAAAGATGAGATAGGCGGTAAACAAATCCGTAAAATCAGTTCTCAAGCTTGGGCGAATAGTTTTTATACTGGGAAAATGGTTAGAACTCCTATTGAAAAGAAACAATTAGAAGAAATAATAGGAGATAATAAAGGACATATAATTGCACAGACCGCCTGTATCGGTGGACAATTGGCATATTATATTTTGAATAATGATAGCAAAGGATGCTTAGATTTTATTGATTGGTGTCAGGATACTTTTCTACCTGAAAATTTCTATCTTGAAATGCAACCTAATGATGTAGATGAACAGGTTAGAGTAAATAAGGCTATTGTTAGTATTAGTAGACAATTGGATATTCCCTTTATTATTACAACCGATGCTCATTATTTATCAGCAGATCAAAAGGCAATTCATTCTGCTTATCTTAATAGCAGATCAGATGAAAGTAGAGAGACAGAAGAGTTTTATCGGACATGTTATCTTATGACTCCAGAAGAAATTCATGAATGGATGGATGAACAGATAGGAGTAGACAATGTTGATATTGCTCTAAAAAATACCTGCGAGATTGCTGACAAAATTGAGTTCTTTGATTTATTCTGCCCCACAATTGTTCCTGATAGTGTCGTACCAGAATTTCAATTAAATCATTTGTTTAAAGACTGGTATGAAGAATGTCCATATATAAGGAATTTTGCATATAGCAAGGACGATTATGACAAATACCTGTTGTATCTAATAGAAGAAGGGTTTAAAGATAAAAACTCTCATGGAGTTCCAGTAAAACATGAAGAAAGGTTCCATGATCTTGTTTATCGTATAGAAGTTGAACTTTCTGAAATGTGGAAAATTACTGAGAAACTTGGCACTAGTATTTCTTCTTATTATCTTACAACTCTTGATTTGGTTGATACTATGTGGAATGAGGGCGATAGTCTCGTAGGAATTGCTCGTGGTTCCGTTACTGGAATGTACACAATGTATCTGATTGGTATTACCCAGATTAATCCTCTTCCTTATGATTTGAAACATTGGAGACACGTAAGTCATACCAAAGTTGAATTATCAGACGTGGATCTTGACTCTCAAAGAAATCGCAGAGGACAAATTCTTCAAGCAATTAAAGATAAACGTGGAGAGAACAAAGTCCTTAACTGTTGTACTTTTAAAACAGAAGGTAGTAAATCCGCAATTATTACTTCATGTCGTGGAATGGGCATTTCGAGTGATAAAGCCCAATTTATTGCAAGTCTAATACCTGTTACTAGAGGTTTTACTTGGAGTATTAATGATTGTTTGCATGGCAATCAAGAAGAAGAGAGAGAACCAGTTTCAGATTTTATTAATGAATGTAAACAGTACGATGGACTTATTGAAATGGCTCAAATGATTGAGGGGATGGTTTGCGGTAGAAGTATACACGCATCTGCTGTCTATCTTTTCAATAGTGATTACAATGACCATAACGCTATGATGAAAGCGCCTAATGGTCAGCCTACCACTCAATTTAATATGAAAGATTCTGATTATTGTTCAGGCTTGAAGATGGATTTGTTAACTATTAAAAGCCTTGATAGTATTAGAAAATGTCTTGATTATCTTGTTGAATATGGTGAAATAAAATGGCAAGGTTCTCTTCGTGCAACTTATAATAAATATTTACATCCAGATGTACTTGATTATGATTCTCCTGAAATGTGGGATATGGTTGGGCGTGGAGAAATCACAGATCTTTTTCAATTTGATACAGAAGTTGGACGTGTTGCAATAAATAAAATTAAACCACGCACACTAACAGAACTAGCGACTGCATCAAGTGTTATGCGGCTTATGGTAAGCGGTGGTGCTGAACAGCCTATTGATACATATGTTAGATATAAAGATGATATTTCTCAATGGTATGAATGCATGCGAAGTGATTATCATCTTACAGACGATGAAATTAAAACACTTGAAACATATCTTCTAAAATATCATGGAGTAGGTGCTACTCAGGAAGATGTAATGCTTATTTCTATGGATGACAAGATAAGCCATTTTGATGTAAAAAATTCTAATATTTTGCGTAAGGGCATTTCTAAGAAGGATAAACAAGTTCAGCATAAAATGAAAGAAAAATTTTATGCTGATGGACGTGCAAATGGGGCATCTGAAAATCTGTTAAACTACGTTTGGGAGCAAGTTGTAGGAAAACAGCTTGGCTACTCATTTTCAATCAACCATACTACACCTTACGCAGGTATTGCTTTACAAGAAATGAACCTTGCGTATCATTATCCTATTGTATATTGGAATACAGCTTGTCTTTCGATCAATGCCGCTGCTGATGATGAGTCAGATAATAACAAATCTACTCAATACGGCAAAGTTGGCGTAGCTATTGCAAAAGCATTAGAAGAAAAAATTGATATTACTCCACCTTTAATTAATGAAGCTAAATTCGGTTTTATTCCTGATGCAAAAAATAATCGAATTATCTTTGCTTTTAAAGCAATGAATGGTATTGGAGATGATGTTGCTCAAGCAATCATTCAAAATGCACCTTATTCTTCAATAGATGATTTTGCGGTTCGAATGCTCGATACTAAAATCATTCAACCAGCACAAATGATTAAATTAATTAAAGGTGGTTGTTTTCTTACCCTTCATAATTCAGATCGTTTTAAAACAATGGATTGGTATTTGCGAAGGGATTGTTTTGAACCTGCCACTAAATTAACTATGCAACAGTTTAATAAAATGGTTGAGTTTAATATTATTCCAAATGACCTGAAAGACAGCTTGAATTGTATTAAGATTAAGCAGTACGTGTTGGATGATGAAGGGCTATATAAACTTTATATTGATCCTGATAAAAAACTTCCTAAACGTGGTTATCATGACCGCTATTTTATTTTAGATGAAGTATCACAACCTGTATTCAACAAATTCTTTTCTGAAAATTCTGTGATTGATGTTAAAGATGGATATTATATTATTTCAGAAAAGAAATTCATTAAAGAGTGTGATGTACTGATTCAGCCTTTGCGTGATTGGTTTAGCTCACAAGAAGCACTTGACGCATATAACAATGCTTTCTTTAAATATGTTTGGGAAGAAAAAGCATCAGGCACTGAAGCATTGTGGAACATGGAAGCGTGCTGTTTTTATGATCAGAAACATGAACTGGCAAATGTTGATGAGAAATATTATGGTATTGTAAATTATTTTGATTTGCCAGAAGAACCTGAACCGTATGACTGGTATAGTCGTAAAGTTGATGGCGAGTGGAAACGTGTGCCGAAATATCGTGTTACAAGAATTGCGGGCACTGTTCTCCGTAGCGATAATAACAGACATTCTGTTGCTTTACTTACGTGTTATGGCGTAGTTAATGTTAAATTTTATAAAGGAAATTATGCATTTTATAATAAGCGTATCTCGCAGCCGTTAGGAGACGGTAAAAAGAAAGTCCTTGAAGACAGTTGGCTCAAGCGTGGGAATAAACTTCTTATTTCTGGTATTCGCAGAGATGACCAGTTTTTCCCCTTGATTTATAAAGATACTATTTACAAACACACAGTTTATTTGATTAAAGATATTCTTCCAAATGGACGAATGGAATTACAAACTGAAAGGATTCAGATAGAAGATGAGTGATGATAAAAGAATTAAAGTGGATGCTTCTGTAGAATATGTTCCATATTATAAAGATAATTGGGGAATCATTAAATGTTCTATTGATAGAGTACGTTCTGGAAAAGATATTTACAAAGGCGATTTAATGGTATTCAAAGGTCAGATGCCTGAACCAATAAAAGGATTTCAGTATACAATTGTCGCAGATTTTGAGTCAGATCCCAAATGGGGAGACCAGTATGTAATCCAGTCTATGTATACGGCAATTGAATTTGGAGATGAAGATGATGCAGGTAAAAAGAAATACCTAAGTTCTTTATATACCCCATATCAAATTGAATGTATGTATAAAGCGTTAAAAGACCCCTTTGAAGCACTAAAAAAACGTGATATGGAAGCGCTGGTTAAAATTAAGGGATGCGCTCTTAAAACCGCTACTTATTGGTGTCACAAATTTCATGAACATTATGACCGTGCTAAGATTTATATCGAGTTGGAAGAATATAATCTTACAAATAATGTAGTAAATAGATTGATGGCTACATATCATTCGCCCGATTTGGTGGTTGATAAAGTTAAAAAAAATCCATATGTTCTTGTGAATGAAGTTAATGGGCTTGGTTGGAAAAAGGCTGATGAAATTGCTTTAAAAGGCGGTATTGATCCATTAGGTGAAACTCGTGTTGCAGAATATATTAAATACTATTTAAAGCGTAGTGGAGATAGTGGTATGTCATGGTTGACGCCAGACCAATTACTTGGAGCAATTCTTGATGAAATTGGTGAAGAGGTTGAAGATAGTACCATTACAAAAGCAATTGGAAGTCTTGACCTTTGGTATAATGATGAAAAAACTAAGATTGGATTACCTTATTATAAACTATTATCCTTTACTATAGCCGCTGAATTACTAAGAATTAAAAATGCAGATTCTGATTTTAGATATGATGGTTGGGAAGAAAGAATTAAAGAATTAGAGCAAGAACAAGGTTGGGAATTTACTGATGAACAAATAAACGGCATTAAAATGGGACTTGAAAATAATGTCCTAGTTATTAGTGGTTCGGCAGGTAGTGGCAAAACATCATTAGTAGGTGGTATTTTAGCAGCTATTCCGGGGTATTCTCATGTAATGTGTGCGCTTTCTGGTCGTGCTTCTGCGAGATTAGCTGAGGTCACAGGAGAAGAGGGCTTTACTATTCACAGGCTCTTAGGATATTCAGGGGCAGGATTTAAATATTACCAAGATAATCAATTGGAATATGATATTTATATCCTTGATGAAATTTCGATGGTAGATGCTGAACTGTTTTATTACTTGATTCGTGCAATACCTTCTGGCTCTAAGATTATTATGTTGGGCGATCCTGCCCAGCTTGAAGCAATAGGATGTGGGAATGTAGCATATGACATGATTAATTCTCCTGAAATTCCTGATATTCTTCTTACAAAGATTCATCGTCAGGCGGCTAAATCTGCAATAATTACTAATAGTACAGCGGTCAGACATGGTGAACAAATCGTAGATAAAGATTGGAGCGGTACTGAGGTTCGTGGAGAATTAAAAGACCTTATTTTAGATTGTTATTTAGATTCTTCCAATAGTTTTTATAAGGTTATGGAATATTTTCAAAGACTTTATGCGCAAAAAGATTTCAATATCATGGAGACTCAGATTATTGTTCCTATTAAAAAACGTGGTACTGCCAACACTTATACTTTAAATAATGATATCCAAGAATTATATAATCCTGCAAAAGACGGATTAAAAGAAGAGTCTGTTATGACTATTAGTTCTGGTTTAAGGATTTTTAGAGTTGGAGATAAAGTTATTAATACAGTAAATAATTATAAAGTTGAACCTACTGTATACAATGGCAATATCGGTATTATTAAAGACATTACAATTGAAGAAAATGAAGAAGGTGACGTAACAGATGTTATGGTTATTGATTTTGTAGGAATTGGTAGAGTTAGTATTCCTAAAGATTATTGGGATCAGCTTGATCTAGCCTATGCAATTACGGTTCATAAATATCAGGGGTCACAGTCTGATAATATTATTTTTAATTTTGATTTTGCTTCATACGGTCTTTTGACTCGTCAGCTTATTTACACAGGTATCACTCGTGCTAAGAAAAAATGCTATCTTGTGTGCCAGACAAGTGCTTTGCGATATGGAGTGGCACAAGAAGCTATTAGTCATAAACAGACACACTTACAGGATTCTTTATATGAAATAGCACATCCTAAGTTAGTTTTTTGAGAAGTAATAATTAAATACTGATTGACAAAGGTGGTAAGAACAGTTATACTAACAGAGTATCAAATAACTGTTCTTACCGTTGTGGAAGGAGATTAAAAAGGAATGAAATTTCAGTCGGGAGATGTTGTTTATTGGGTAGAACGCCGTAGACATTCACCTTATGAATATTATGTTAATTATGGAATTGTAGACGAAGAATTTTCAGACGCTGTATGTGCTGATAGATTGCACATCAGAGACAATCGTTATATTAATGACATTCCTTATAAAGAATTTCCTAGTGTAACCAAATGGCAGAAGCTTCCTAAAGGATGGACTTACAACACTGAATTGTTTGAAATGGAATGGCGTAATAACGATTGGGCTGTTTTGAATACTCTTAGAATCGATAATCCAGAGGATATTAAGAAAGCATTAGAGTTGGGGATTCTCGTCTATCTTAAAGATTATGATCAGACTGTTCCGCACTCTGAAGTAGACAAAAAGCTTGGTTGGCGTATTAGAAAAGAATATGATGATTCAACTTATATTTATCCATACATCTCTCTTCAGAAGGATAATGCTTTTAAAACCTATGAAGAAGCACAGGCTGTTATTGATGCACAAGAAGCTGAGTGGAAACGTCAGTCTGAATTAACTGATGAAGAATGGTCTATTGAACAGATTGATCATGATTTACAGCGTTGGGCAAAGATTTATAGCAAGTCTCCTGAAGAAGTGCAAAAAGTAAGAGATTTTCTTTTAGGTATGGATAAGGTTGAAGATATCGAGACCAGAGTATTTGGTGGAGATTTTCAGTGGAAATACTGGAAGAATAAGAAATGGAGAACTGTTGTTTTAGATTAAGAAAGGAATATTAAATGGTTACTGAATTTAATTTTATGCCATCAGACGAAACTTGGCGTAGAGTAAAAAATCATTGTCGAACTACTGATAACAAAGATTTTACAGGTAATAATGCCACAGATACTTTTAAAAAGAAGATTTTATTTTCTGAACATTCTCCAATTAGGCTTCTTGAATTTGATTGGAGTTGGAAAGGTATTAAATATTGGGTTCATGCTGAATGGGCTAGACACAAATTTGAAAAGTTTATTAGTACTCAGCGCAATGATAGACAGAAAAATTATGATCGCAATAAAGCACCTCAAGATGCACCCGTTAATTTTGACGGGTTCGCAAATATGCAAAATCTAATTGATGCATGGCGTAAGAGATTATGTTTTCAGGCTACAGATGAGGCTAGACAGTTAGCAGAAGATTTTAAACGTCAACTTCATGAAACGCATCCTATTGAAGCAGATGTACTTGTACCACATTGTGTTTATCGCGGTTGTTGCTCTGAATGTTTTAATGGCTGCGGATTTTGGGATCGGCTTGTAAAAGATTGGGATAAAGAAGACATTATCAATATTGAAAGAAGATATCAGAAATATAATGAATGGTTCTATAATAAGGAGTAAAAAAATGATAAATTGGAAGAAATTAATTTCAAGAATTGTTTTAGGTATTCTTTTTGTCCTTTTTATTTGTGGATTAAGCTTTGGTGTTGTAGGATTAATCGTTAAAGGAATCTGCTGGGCATTCAAACTTACATTTTCATGGAGAATGGCGTTTGGTGTTTGGTTAGTAATGATGCTTGTGAGTAGTATTTTTAGTGGTGCAAAGTGTGTTAAAGGAGATAATTAAAATTATGAGTAAGAAAAGTAGAGATTGGATTAAAGTAACTGATAGGCTTCCTGAATCTGAGAAGCCTGTTGAAATCACATTCAGATGGAAGAAACTCGATAATCCTGATGAATATTGGTATGCAACATGTAACGCATTTTATGAAGACGGCAGTATTCCTGTTGATGATAGTGCATACAATTGGGATGATTATGATGATGACGATCTTATTTGGGATGACTTTACCAATACATGGTATGTCCCAAGGGGATGGCATGAAGATGTCTGGTTCATGGAAGAAAGTTATCAGATTGATGAAACTGAGTTTGAAGTCGTTGCTTGGAAAGAAAAATGCAAGCCTTATAAGGAGAAATAATTAAAAATGAAAACACATGCAGCTCTATCTATTGGAATATTAACCACTGAGTTTTTCTTTTTACCTACTTTAAGAATTGATGAGACAAGACTAGATAGGTCTAGAATTGAGTTATGTTGGCTGAATATGTACGCTGGTATTATTCGTAATTATTGGGAGGATTAAATGATCGCTTTTAAAATTGAAACACTCACTGATGCACAGAATCTTGTAAATATTTGTGACAAGTATTCTTTTAATATTGACGTTATTCATGGCGTGCAGACTGTTGATGCCAAATCATTTTTAGGCGTGGCTTCACTTCTTGGGAATTATGTAAGTGTAATTCCTATCACAGATGATAAAGATGCTCTAATTAAATTAGAAAACGAGATTAAACCAATTAGTCATTGCTATTAAGGAGAAATGAATTATGTTAATAGGAAGCAAGAGTAGACCAGTTCACGTTAGATTTATTGAATATACTGGTAAATATCCATCATTGTGTATGGGTGTGCTGGTATTAGAAATCAATGGTGAAAGATATTATTTCGGCTATGATTTTGAGAAAAAATATAAAGACAAGAAACTTTTTCCTCAGTTCTGGAGTAGTGGTGGTAGTTGTGGATTTAGAAATAATTATTCTGATTCTTATGTAGAAAAAGACGATTGGCATATAAATACAGATGAATTACCTACTGAATTGCTTGATTACGCAGAAGAAATTGATGAAGTGTTTAATGAGAATGTAGAGTATGGATGTTGTGGAGGGTGTTTATGATTAATTATTATGATGTAATGAAAACAGGTTATGATTTGCTAAGAGAGGATATTGATGTGATTTATGGGACAGACACTAAAGATCAGGTTGAGTCTGTGTTCCATATGGCAGGTATTGTAGATACAATTGTTAGACTTGGCAAGCTGTTTGAAGAGACAGAGACAAAAGAAGAGGATAATTAAATATGCTTCTAGTTATTTGTGGTAAAATGTGTTCTGGTAAGGACACTGTTGTAAAAAGATTAATTAATAAAGGTTTTAAAAAGGTGGTAACATATACTACCAGACCTAAGAGAAGAGGTGAGACAGATGGTGTAGATTATCATTATATTTCCAAAGAGGATTTTGAGGGGAAAATTAAGGATGGATTCTTTTTGGAATATAGAACATATAAAGTAGCTTCTGGTGATACTTGGTATTATGGCAGCGCTAAACAAGACGTTATGAAGATTAGAGATGACCAGAAAAAGGTCATTATTCTGAGTCCGTCTGGTGTGGATAAGATGTATGAACTGAAGCGTACTAATGATATTTTATTTAAAATCGTACATTTGAAATGTACAGACGCCACAATTCGTGAACGTGCCAAGCATCGCAGAGATAATAAACAGGAAGTTGAGAGGCGTATTATTTCTGACGGCAATGACTTCTGTGTGATGGATATTTTTGCTGATAAGGTTGTTTGGAATAATTTGGATTGTGAGTTAGGAGACGTTGTTAAAGAAGTATTAGATTATATTGAAGGAGAGATGTAAATGTCGGTAGTGTTATATAGCACTGGATGTCCTAAGTGTCGAGTGCTTGAAAAAAAATTGAATACAGATGGAATTAAGTATTCTATTTCAAATGATATAAATACATTAGTCGAGAAGGGCTTTCAATCTGCACCTGTTCTTGACGTTGACGGTGATTTTCTTGAGTTTAAGGATGCTGTTAATTGGATTAAGAACAGGGGGAAAAGGCATGAAGATTGATATTAAAGTTAATAAAGATTTTGAAAAAGCGTTAGAAGCCAACAAGGCTAAATATGGTGAAGATTTTGAAATTCTTAATGGATTTCATGAATCTCAATTAAATTTTTCTGACTTTATAGATGGGTTTATTGATAAAAATGTTGCTGACGTTACTATTGACGGAAATGCCAATGCTCATCACAAAGATATTTGTAGTTTGCTTGGAGAAAGAGGCAAATCAGAAGACAAATTATTTGCTTTTAATAAGATTTTCTTTGAATTAAAAAAGAAATACGGTTTAAGAACAGCAAAAGAATGGCTTGAAACAGAGTATTCTGGTGGTTTTTATTTGCATGATGCGCCTTCCAGTACATTTAAGCCTTATTGTTATGCATACGATTTAACGAGATTGGCTAAAGAAGGATTATTTTTCTTGGACGATTATAATAATCAGCCTCCGAAACATTTAACAACTTTTTTAGATGATGTTATTGAATTTATTTCTTTCTTTTCCAATCGTAGTTCAGGTGCGTGCGGCATTCCTAACGTTCTTCTTTGGACAATGTATTTTTGGAAAAAAGATATAGAAGAAGGATATTATTTAAAAGACCCGGATTATTATATTCGACAGTGTTTTCAGAAATTCATTTATAGAATTAATCAGCCATTTTTAAGAGTTGATCAAAGTGCCTTTGTAAATGTGTCAATTTTTGATAGAAATTATTATGAAGCGCTTTTTGGTGGAGTTGAATTTCCTGATGGATCATATGCAATTGATTATATGGAAGATTTTATTGAACATCAAAAGATATTTATGGAAGTGGTATCAGATATTAGATCAAGCAATATTTTTACGTTCCCTGTCTTAACATACAGTTTATTATTTAAAGATGGAAAATTTGTCGATGAAGATTTTGCTAGATGGTGTTCGGATCATAATACTGTTTGGAATGACAGTAATTTCTTCCAAAGCGACAATGTAGGAACATTAAGTAATTGTTGTCGCTTGTTATCTGATACGTCAAAATTAGATGCTTTTATTAATTCTATTGGTGGTACAGCTTTAAGCATAGGATCTATTAAAGTAAATACTATTAACTTAATGCGTATTGCGTATGAAAGCGAATTTGATGAAAAGAAGTATTTGACGTTATTAAAAAAGAGGACTCTACTATGCTGTAAGACTTTGGATGTTATTCGCCATATCATTCAAAGAAATATTGAAAAAGGATTACTTCCAAATTATTGTGAGGGGGGGATTGAAATTGAAAAGCAATATTCAACTTGTGGTATTTTAGGTCTGTTTGAGGTCATTGAATCATTTGGATATACTCAAAAAGATGAATTTGGGAATGTTTCTTATACGGATGATGGAATTCAATTTGCAGATAAAATTTTTAAAGTGTTGAATGATGTAAAAGACAACTTTACAAAAGACTATTCTTTTAATATTGAATCGGTTCCAGCAGAACGTGCTGCTGTAATTCTTTGCCAAAAAGATAATCTTTTATATGAGAAGAACGAGAAATTTATTTATTCTAATCAATGGATACCTCTTTCCGAGAAGTGTACTATTCAAGAAAAATTAAGACTTAGCTCTATTTTGGACGCTAAATGTTCGGGCGGGGCGATAGCGCACATAAATCTAAGCAATAATTTTCCTAATAAAGAAACGGCATGGAAGATGTTAAACTATATAGCACAACAAAATGTGTTTTATTTTGCATTCAATACCCGCTTGAACGAATGCAAAAACCATCATGGATTTGTTGGCGCTGATATATGTCCGACTTGTGGCGAACCTGTATTTGATACTTATCAAAGAATTGTTGGTTTTCTTGAACCTCGTAGATCATATTCAAAAGATAGAAAGCGTGAGTTCGATACCAGAAGATGGTATGAATACGCTCAAATGAAAATGGAGTAACATGTTAAAGATAGACAGAGATTGGTTATTTCATCAATATATTGTCTAGTTGTTTAATAAAAAATAAAGTTCGACAACAAGTAGAAAATAGAATCGCAATAATACAAAAGAGGCATATATTATGAAAATTATTGGTATTATAGATGAAGATTTTATTAATTATAAAAAACCATCTATGGTAATTGAATTTCCTTATTGTACCATGAAATGTGATAAAGAATGTGGACAACTAGTTTGTCAGAACAGTCCTCTTTTACAGGAGTCCGTTATTGACATTGCCCCATATAAGCTTGTTGAAAGATATATTAACAATCCAATTACTGAAGCGGTAATTTGTCAGGGACTAGAGCCAATTGATAGTTTTGGAGAATTGCATAATTTTTTGATTTGGTTTAGAAATCAATACAGTTGTATGGATGACGTGGTTATCTATACAGGATATAATAAAGAAGAAATACCAGAATATTTAAATATGTTAAAGTTGTTCCCAAATATTATCGTAAAGTTTGGTCGTTATATTCCTGATCAGCAACCACATTATGATCCTGTCCTTGGTGTTAATCTTGCATCTGATAACCAGTATGCAGAAAAAATATCTTGACAAACAATAATTAAACATATACAATAACAATATGTTACTAGTATTCCTCCATTATGGGCTATGTGTGATTCATTAATATCACCATAGCCCAACTAATAAAAAAGGTGGTGATACCCTATGACAAACGAACAAAAAATTGCAGTGTTTGAGCCTATGTTTAAACACTTTGAGACAGAAGAAGTCTTAGAATATTTTAAAGAAGTAGTAACAAAAATTCCTGATGCTATTTTTTATAAACCAGCTAGTAGTTCTGGTAAATATCACAATAGACAGCAGGTTGGGGATTACGGGCAGCTTATTCATATTTATATGTTCTTTGACATTTTAAATATGCTTCTTGAGCTGGAGTATAATCGACAGAAATTCAACTATCCAATCGCACGAGATTTGATGCGTTGTGTGCCAGCATTACATGATATGTGTAAATATGGTGTAGCGGGTAAGATGAAACATACTACTGGTGAACATCCACTCTTGGCACATCAGAAGCTGGTTAAGATTAATCAGGATAAAAAGACTGAGCATCCTCTTAAAGAAGAGTATCTTGAGGTGCTGTGTCATATGTGCGAACGTCATTCTGGACAATGGAATACCTATAGGATTGAAAGCTATGGTTGGGATAGGACGCCCAAAATTGGCACTATGGAAAAACCTCAGAATGATATGGATATGCTGATTCACGAATGTGATATGTTGGCGTCAAGAAACTGGCTTACATATGAGATTCCTGAGGAACTGATGCAAAGATTTAAAGATAATATTGATCTCACGAGACTTTAATGTTCGTGACACGCCCCTATGGTGAAATTGGCAAACACGTTGGCTTCAAGTACCAATGCCGAAAGGCTTCAGGGTTCGAATCCCTGTAGGGGTATTTAGTAACAAATAATTAAATAAAATAAAAGGAGTAAAACGATGAACACTGATTTTTTTAATGGTATGTTTGGTAGAATTGATCCGGGCAACATCCGACTTGATGTGAATGGTAACATTGCTGTTCGCACAACAAATGGCTACAAGTCTTACAATACTAAGACTGGCAAGCTGATCAACTGTAACAATTTCGTCTTTGATATCGGTGAGGAATTCTTTTTTGTAATTCCCACAAACAAGGTTGAAAAGGGCGATATCATTCTTGCTCAGGGCAAAGGTGGCAATCGTAAACCTAAATGCGTTGTGGATGTGAATCCTTCTTTTATTACTGTCATTAACTATGAAGATTCTACAGTGGAGCAGATTCTTCCTGAGCGACACATGTTTATGGGCAATACTTATTTCTATGGTAAGATTGTTTCTATGTTTAACTTTTCTAAAGGCAAGGGCAAGAAGAATGGCTTTGAAAACATCCTGAAGTATAAGATGATGTCTGAAATGATGGGTGGCAAGAATGGTAGCAATAATAATGGTATGGGCAACCTTATGATGCTTGGTATGATGGGTAATGGCGGTTTTAACGACATGTTTAATTTCGATGGAATGTTCGGTTTTGATGATGACACAGAAGATGCAGAAGATGACAATCAGGAGGATGAAGAAGAATGAGTAAAGGGAACAAAGCACCTTATAGCAAAAAGAGTTTTGTAAATTATTCTAATAGCCGTGGTAGAAGTGTTACTTCGGACGGTCTTGTAACATCTACGAATCTGCATGACTATTATGATCAGAAACGTATTCATAAGGATTTGGTACCTTATAAAGTCATTAGAGAGTGTGTTGATTATGATGAACATCCTAATACTATTCCTGTAATTTTGGCACTTGATGTGAGCGGAAGTATGAGTAGTGCATGCATTAGAACTGCTCAAGCGCTTAATCAGATTATGACAAACCTTTATGAAAAATATAATGACATTGAAATTTTAGTTGCTGGTATCGGTGATTTGGAATGGGATCGTGCTCCTGTGCAAGTATCTCAGTTTGAAGTAGATATTAAAATTGCAGAGCATCTTGATAAAATTTATATGGAACATGGTGGTGGGGGAAATGGCTATGAATCTTATACCGCCGCTTGGTATTTTGGTTTGAAACATACGAAGCTTGATTGTTGGAAACGTGGCAAAAAGGGCATTATCATTACCATGGGTGATGAAGCTCTTAACCCTATTTTGTATCAGCAGCAAATTAAAGCTATTTTTGGAGATTCAGTTGAAGCAGATGTAAGAACAGAAGTATTATATAAAATGGCGTCTGAAAAATTTGATATCTATCATATTGCTGTCGATGACCCCGCAAATGAATATTCTTTCTACAATAAAGCAATTGACAAGACGTTCAAGCCGATCCTTGGAGATCGATTGAAAGTATCTACCATTGAGCGGCTTCCGATGACTATTGTTGAATGTATTGAGGATTCTGTAAATGGTAATGTTCAGACAGAGACAGTACCGAATGTTGAAAAAACTGAATCTGGTTATATTACATGGTGATAATTAAATGAGTGATGAATTAAAATGGTGTAAAAGCTTTCTTAGAGTTAATTATTTAATGTGTTTTCATCATCGTAAAAAAATACGGAAGAAAAATATGCATCGAAGAGATAAATTAGCACAGTATGCATTTAAAAGATGGGGGCATTTCCCAATGCCCCCTGAATGGTGTTTATCAAAGGAGGTGATCTAAATGCCTACACAAAATATTAAAATTGTTGTAGGTGCCTAGCACTTGCGGGTGATGAGGGCAAAGGTTTGGCTACAGATTATTTTGCCTCAAAAGCAGAAGGCTCTATTCTTGGAGTATTAACAAATGGATCTTCTCAAAGAGCACATACAGTAGACACCTCTGATGGCAAGCATCATGTGTTCAGTCATTTTAGTTCTGCTACATTTCGTGGGGCTGACACATATATTTCTAAATATTTTGTGGTCAACCCCATAAAATTTGTAGAAGAATATTTAGAATTACAGCAAGACTTTGGCATTACTCCTAAAATATATATGCATCCTGATTGTAAGTTTGTTACACCTTGGGATATCCTTGCTAATTTAGCAGAATTAAAAAGAACAACAGCGTATAATAGCACAGGCTGTGGTTTCTGGAAAACTTTAGAAAGATATGACAATGATATATGTGCTCTAAGTTTTAAAGATGCGTACAATTTAACTTCCTATAATGGATCAACTTTCAAAGATATAATACAGTATTATAAAAAAGATTTGGATTTACTACCAACATCAATTAATAAAGCTGGTTTAGAGCGCCACTTTATTGATGACATGATTTTTTTATCTAATCATGTAATTTGGACTAACGATGTAATATTAAATAGATATGATAATATCATCTTTGAAAATGGTCAGGGATTAATGATTGGTGAGCAATATGCTTCAGAAAAAGATTGGGAGTATTGCACGCCATCTAATACTGGTGTTGAATATGCTGTTAATATGATTAAAAAAATAAAACCTTTTGAGTTTGAAAAAAAAGACATCGAGATATGTTATATATCAAGAACTTATATGACAAGACATGGTGATGGCGATATTTTAAAGGCATGTGATAAACGAGACATTAATCCCATGATATATGATCAGACCAATGTTTTTAACGCATGTCAAGGGCATTTAAGATATGGTTTGTTACCAGTAAAAGAAATGATGGATAATATTTGTCTTGATATGGCGTTCGCACTTGGTTTGCATCTTACTGATTTTAATATGGACTATATAATACACTCTTTGATGCTTACACATTGGAATGAGTATCATGACGATAATGTCGAAGCATTGCTTGAAAAATTTGAGAAAGCATATATCTCAGATGGTAAAACAGCAGAGTCAGTAAAATTAAAAGAAGAGGTAATAGAATAAAAGGTGATTAAGTATGGACAAACTTACAAATGTTGATTGGATTTGGGAACAACAATTTCCAATTGAAAAATTAACAGAGGAACAACTGAAAGAACTTAATAGAATAGCAGAGGAGTTATGTAGAATAAAACTATTTAATATAGAAGAAATGGGAGATATTTCTGATATATATGAAGATGGAGGTTAAAAGATGGGTGATTTAAGATATTGTTTTGAACAAGATAAAGTTGTCCCAATGTTAAGAAAGATGAAAGATGGACTTGCAGTCATTGATTCAGATAGTATTTCTGAAAAAACAATTAAAGATATCCTTGAAAAGAAGCCCAAACTGCTGATATATGATTATTTGAATCCATGCGCTCTTGAACAGGGACGTTCATATTATGAAAAATTTAAACATCTTCGTATAGCTAAGTACGCAGGTTGGTCTGGCGAATATTGGATTGATGTTACAGATGCAGACTGGCAGAAGTACATTATTAATGAAGCACGTAAGAAAAAAGCTAAGGGCGCTATTGGTCTATACTTTGATAATACTGATTTGTATTATATGTGCAAAGAAGGATTCAAAGAAGAAAAGACTGCCATGATGCAAAAAGCACCATCTACAAATGAAGTGTATAAAGCATTGGCATATATTATTCTGACAATTCAGAACGATGTTGGACTTGTAGTTATGCCTAATGGTGGTGATGTCTTCCTTCGTAAATTCATGACGGAATATCCTAACGCTATTCAAACTATCAATCAAGAAGGTGTGTTTTTCGAAAATTTCAAAAAAAATTCATCGTCAGATACCAATTATTACAAGAGTTGGTGCAAATGGGCACAAAAACGCATTAAGGGCAAAGTACGTATTATCGAATATTGTACAGATAAAAAAGAGATTGCTAAAATTAAAGCTTATTGTCTCGTTCATGGATGGCACGTTTATTTTAGTAAACACAAGAACCTGCTTGGAGATTAATAATGATTCAAAAAGATTGGATTATTACAGATTATTGTAAAAAGAATATTAAACAACTTGGCTTTGTCTATGATGAAAAAATGGATTATTGGAGATACGTTTTTCCCGTAAGATTTTGGAAACGTAAACCAACACTTTTTTGTAGCGTATGTATAAGTCGTGACAAGAATCATGTCTGGGTCAATGTATTTGATTGTATGGAATATGTATATTCTGCATTTTACACACAGGAATACGGACGCTATGGAGACTTTGTGGAAATTGCAGAAAAGAAGATTCTTTATAAACTCAAGAGTTTGGGAATTATAGAGAAAAAGGAGAGGAAGAAAAATGGACGTAAAAGAAATAGACGAAAATAGTTGGGTTGTGGAATTGGGCGCTAAACCTGCTGAAGAAATTAAAATTAAATATTTTACAGATATTGATCCTATTAAACCTGCTCACGAACGAGAGTGGGTAGACCTGAGGGCTGCGGATACTTTTGAATTGAAGAAAGGTGACTTTAAACTTATCCCTCTAGGAGTTGCTATGGAATTGCCTGAAGGATATGAAGCTATTGTAGCACCAAGAAGTTCTACTTTTAAGAATTTCAAAATCATTCAGGTTAATAGTATAGGTGTGGTAGACAATAAATATTGTGGAGATAATGATCAGTGGTTTATGCCTGTGTTGGCAATTGAGGACACTGTGATTAAAAAGAATGATAGAATTTGTCAGTTCAGGATTCAAGAATGTAATCCTATTATTAATTTTATTCCAGTGGATCATTTGGGAAATGAAGATAGAGGTGGACACGGCTCAACGGGTAAGCATTAGTGATTAGTCTTTTAACGACATTTTAACGACACGGCTTGAAAGTCACAAATTTTTAACAACAATTATAGTCAAATTGCATAATTTTATATTATTAAAAAGTAATAAAAACTGTACAATAACACCAAATAACACTGTCTAAATTTTAGTAAAACGGCGTTCACATAACTGGCAGTGTAGAGGTCATGGGTTCGAATCCCACCGTCTCCACTTAGAAAACACTGTAGAATCAAGGGTTCTACGGTGTTTTTATTTTTGGTAAAACACTGTCGTGATATCTTCTAACGACAAATTAACGACAGAATAGAACATTCGCCATTTCCCGACCTGTGGCATATTGGCGCTTTCTAGTAGTGCGGGCATAGATATTCATAGTTGTCTGAATATTTGAATGCCCCACCCATTTTTGTACGTCTTTAATATTAATACCACGATTTACTAGAATAGATACGCATGAGACTCTTAGATCATGTAGATGTAATCTTTTATCCAGACTATCACTGTTCTGGATAATTTTTTTAAATTTTTTTGACAAATAATCAGTGCTAAATACACGCCCATCTTGCCATGTAAAAATATAATCACTATCTTTATAGCAATCTCCGAATTGACGTTTATTGTACTCTTGTATTTGTTTTATTTTATCAAATATCTGTTTGGTTTCGGGCAATAAAGCGCAAGCCCTGTTACTGGCTTCAGTTTTTGTGATATCTTTTACAACCAATGTCTTGACTCTTGAAATAGTGTGCTCAATATAAATATCACCATTTCTTAGAGCTGACCATTTTAGTCCACAGATTTCTTCACGTCTAAGCCCATAAAATAGCCCGATTAAAAAAGCGTACTCTAAAATTAAATAACCTCCACAATTATCGTGAAGTGCCTGTTTAAATATCTCAATCTCATCTTCAGATATATAAGGCAGGTCATCTTCTTTTTTAGAGACCTTGGGCATTTTTAAATACACACATGGATCAGATTTTAATAGGTGTCCTTTTTTCTGCGCAAATGAGAATATCTGCTTTACAACTTTCATAATATCACGAACAGAAGTGTCTTGTAATGTCGTACCCTTAGATGTCTTTACTTCATATAAATCGTTCATAAATGATTGTAAGCTATTAAGGTCAACTTCAGCTAATGTAATTTCATGTTGCTTATAATAATTAATGATATATTTCGCCTTATACGAATATGCTTCTTTAGTTGTAAGCTGGATATCATGTCTTTTAAAAATTTCACTAAGCCAATATTCGACATATTTATCGAATCTCATATTTGCACCAATGGGTGTGTATTCTCTGATTGCCTGAGTCAGCAGTTCGTTGGCGAGATTAAGATTGTTAATCCGTCCTGTCTTGCCTCCAACTATCAAATCTGTGAAAATATACTTGGATTGATATCGATCTTTACGTTCTCTTACAGTGTCATCTGTTAAATTTAATCTTATCCAATAATAATTAACACCATTCTTTTTGCGCTCCTGTAATTGACCTGACGTACACTTTAACATACGCGCTCCTTTCTCGTGTTATCAGACCAATCACTAATGCTATTACTATTATAGCATGAATCTATATAGTCTTGTAAACACTTCTTGGGAATACGGTAAAGCTTTCCAATTCTCAATGATTTTATTATATTATCTTTTAATAGTTTATATATTGTGTTGCGACCCACTGATAAGACTTGCATAGCCTCTTCTGGTACAAGTACATCAGGATAATTTTCTAAGTATCTCAATTTGTTCATATTTACTCCTTTTTCACACAAAAAATGGGTGCTTCCACCCAAAGGTAGAAACACCCATGAAAGTATCCAGACTAAAAAATATAGTCGATTTTCCGTATTAAATTTTCAAAATTTGACCTGCTACACACTTATTTCGTCAGCTTGCCAATCAGATCACTTGCATAGTTAGAGCCACGACTGATGATAATACCAGTAATGGCAGTGCCAACAACAGGATTTACAGTAAAGCCTGTTGCAAATGCATTGATGCCGAACGAAAAAGCCATTAAGACACCAAGAATGACACTAACAACCTGAGTCCAAAAGGTCTTATAATCTTTAGTCTCAAAACTTTTAGCTACAGTTTTTGCGTATTCAATAAGTGCTTCAGTCAGTACTGCGACTGCAATAATTGTAATAATATCCATAATTTAGTCCTCCTGATTAATATAATGTTCTTCAACTGCAAAGTCTGCTTTAAGTAAATGCTCTTCATATTTAGTTCTGATAGCTTGAATTGTTGAGTTGATAACATTATTTGTAATTTTATTATCTTTATTATCTTTAAAAAATTGTTCGTATTCATCACATACTTTAAGTGCGGTTTCAAATGATTCTTTCGTATGTCGTTTGCCGTTAACACCTTCAGTAACAAAATCGACAAGATATTGACGTTTTTTTAATATTTCATTATATTTATTGTCTTTTATATGCTCATCGATTTGTTTTTCCATCTTGTCTACTCTATTATCAAGTTTGTCAATTTTTTTGTTCATCCCCGAATTAAATCTTTCTCCAATCCATCCAAGAAGAACATCCCATGGATTAAGTTCAATAGGAGATATTTGCACAAATGTACATAATACAAACCCAATGAAAAGTAATGTAGAACCAAGACTTTCGAAGGGATGAAGTTGGTGTAGTATTTCTTCAATAAATTCTCCTAAACTCATCATAACCACCCCTCTTTATATTTAATTATTCCCCGTCAGTAGACGTTTCTTCTTCAGGTGTTTCAGGTTCAACCTGCGGAACCGCATGCGTATATCTCTGATTCATCACAGGTACGCCCTCAGACGTAAACATAATCGCCGCATGTACAGGCAGTTCACTAACAGCCGCCGCAGATAAAATTTCATAAAACTTACTTTCGCCTTTAAGCCTTGCCTTTGTAGGATCTTCGTCATACGCAATATGCTTAATGTCACCGAAAGAGCCGTCCGCATATTTTTGCAGTTCCATAATATAATATTGAGTCATAATAATTTCCTCCGTGTTTAATTACCTTTTATATAATTAGCAGTAGTAGACATAATATCTTTAGCATTAGATTCTGCCCATACTCCATTAACTTTAACGTAAAATGTTTCAACTTCTACCCAATTACCATTAACTTTAAGATATACTGTATCTTTTGCAGTCGAACCAATAGTAACAGCAATGGTAGCGTCACCAGCAACGGTAAACGTGTATGTATAATGATCCACTCCGCTTCCAGTAGAATAAGTTACTACAAAAGAGATACCTAAAACCAAGCCACCGTAATATCCAACATAATGACGCACAACTACATTATCTAATTGTGCACGAGTAGGCATTGTTGTAGGGGTTAATGTAATAGTACTATTACTTGTAGACGGAAAATCCACTTCTTCACTAATAGCGGTATTCCCGTTATATAGTATACATTGAGACACATATGTAGAACTAATCGTACTCGATTCTCTATGTCCATAACATCTGACTTCTATATTTTCAATCGTAGCATTACTTGGAATACTTGAAAAATCAAAAGAATAAGCAGCGTAACCAGTAGAACTGGATGATGCATACATATTAGATGACGTACCAGATGATGATGGAGATTCTGCGGAATGACCTACAGCATATTCGGCATATGAACTACCGCTTTGTATTCCGCTTGTTGTTACGTCTGATGGAGTTGCAGTAACATTCTGCTCAGCTCCATGCGCCACAATATTAGACGTTACATCAACCCCATTATTAGTAACAGTTACAGATTCACTTTTGTTGGTTGGCGTTATAGTTAATGTATATTCGGTATCTTTATAAGTATTTGTCACACCACTTGGACTAATTGTTCCATTACCAGATAATGTAGATGTAATAACTGCGGGATCTGGAACGGTATACGTAACTTCTATTTCTGCACCATAAATATATACATAAGCGGCAGTATTTCTACTACTTCTACGCACACAAATTCTGATACCAAGATTTGAACCGTAGTCTTTTAAATCTGCCCAGCTCATATCTCCATCTGGAACTGTAATGGTTTTTGTGCTTGTTCCGAATTGTGTAGTTGCATATGTACCAGTTATTGCGGTTGTGCCGTTAACTAAACAAATAGCATAGGCAGTGCCAGTTGATGTAACGGCTCCGCTTTCATAACCCTTTATTTTAATAGTAAAAGAACTTACAACAGCTGCATCAGGTATATCATCAAAATTGAATCCTCTAATATAACCATAGTATGTCGTGGTTGAAGTTCTTCTATTATAAAAAGTAGCGTATGTAGTATTATCTGTATTGTGATACATATTAGATGCATTAGATACACTAATATAAGATGTATCACTCACCTCATATGCACTTGGTACTAATCTCATTGTTGCCATATTAACTCACCACCTTTAAATAAATATCTCCATCGTTTCCTAAAGAAGAAGATGGTGCGGAAGACCCTGTGTAATATTTATTTATAACCAATGAGCCAGTAACTTTAGATCCATTCACATAAGCAGTTGCGCCGTTAACAATATCTGAAGCACTTGCAGTTGCATCTGCGGTTGTAATATATTCGTTAGGGATGGCACCGACCGTTACAGAAGATAATCCATCATAGTTACTATCTGGTGAAACTGTCTGTTGTGATTTTGTAGGCGTAACTGATTTTGTCTGTAAGTTTGGTTGTACATTTACATTTGCAGAAGCGTAATTTGTAACATCATGTGTACCATTTGTTGTAATACTAATAGTACCAGTGGGCGTAGAACCAGTTGGAACATTAACAGTAACACTGCTATATCCATCAGCAGAATCATTAGAAGCACTATATGTTCCATTTGCTGTAATATTCTTGGTGATAAGTGTTTCAAAGCCATCATCGTTTATAGATAAAATTCGCTCAATTTTTACTGCATGAGATTGATTATCTCCAATTAACCATTGAACATTCCCGTTGGGATATGAACCAATAGCAAACGGGTAAATAGAATTTGATGGAGTTCCCCATGCAATTTCTGTGTCACCGCAAAAAATATTATCATCAGATGTAGTATTGGCGTGGCAAAAATATGGAGTTCCATCAATAGTTACAATATAGTTAGCATCGTCTACAAGTGTAACAGACATGTAATCAATATACTGCGTTTTTAGCCACATTACATATCCATTTGTGTCTTGTCCAGTTGCGGTTATAGTATCATCCATTAAAATTTCAGTTGTGATTCCACCACCCGTAGGAACACTTACAGTCACTTCAGAATAACCATCTGCGTTATCATCCTCTGCGGAATACGTTCCATTAGCTGTAATGGTTTTCGTAATAAGTGTTGCATCGTCCGCAGGTCTTGTCTGACGTTCAATAACTAATTGCACACTCCCAGCAGGCTCTGAAGTTACAAATACAAGTTGACTTGCTGTACGTTTGTACATTACAAAAGGTACACCGCTTCCATCATCTGTACCACCAATTGCGCCCGCATTACCTATAGCCCAGCCAACTTCTGAGCTATATATTGGAGTAAGAGTATAGGTATCACCATTCCAAGTCACACGCCATGTATCACCTTCTTCAATAGTCTCGGTAAAGTTATTGATAGCGATATAATTAGGATTGTCTGCAACGATTTTTGCTGTATCTGAATAAAGTGTCAGCCATACGGTTGAGTCATCACCGCCATCGCCAGAATTTAATTCTATCTTTTCAACTTTTATTGTGCATTGATTAGTAGTATATGTGCACAAATGATATTTGCTTCCGTCAGAGTCATACAAAATAAGCAGTGGAAAAGGATATTGGGTTGAATTCCATAAGTAATCTATCTCACCAAGTACAGGATATGAACCATAAAGTAAGCCCGCTGTAGACCAATATTCAGCACCATTGAACGTAATTAGATAATCAGCGCCTTCTTCAAGTAAACCTATTGATGTAGGGAATGCTCTAGTTGTACCATCTGATTGTGTAGTTGGTGTAACGGTTTGTTCTGGTATTATTGTGGTGAGTGTATAAGGCGACCCACTACCAGCTTGACCTGTACCCGTAACTTGTCTACCATCTGATAAATGTCCAACAAATCCTGCCATAATATGTTCTGGCAATGTTACTGTATCTCCTGACAAATCCAATAGTACAGTCCCATTATAGACTATTTTATTTTTATATTGATTCGCCATTATAAACTCCTTTTATATCCATTTAATTTTATCCTATTGTTACAGTAACGCCACCTGCACTATTATCAGACTCCTGATAAGGAATTGCATTAACTGTAACTTGAGTAAGATAGTTATATCCTGTTTCAGGAGTAACCGTTTGTGCAGTTGCAGAAGGCGTAACGGTTCTAGTCTGTGCATTAACATCTTCAGAACCACTCATAGTACCTTCAATACCAAGCACGCTAACACCTTGACGAATATTCTCAGGAATCAATTTGCCCTGATCTGTAGCCGCAATAGAGACTTTACCACTACCATCGTGATAACCAATCGGAATAGTATATTCTCCAGCAACAGTAGAAATAGTTCCTGTAACAGCGCCATTGTTAGGCATTGTACCAGTTAGTTTATTTCCACGAGCGTGAGCTGTCTTAGTTGCTAGTATTTCGGCGGCAGTAGCTGTATCTGCACTAGTGTCAGAATCTTTTGTGCTAGTACCAACAATAGGCGCACCAGATTTATCGTGCGCAGTTACATCCTTAGCTAAATCCGCAGGTGTAATTGTGTCTGATGTAAGGTCAATCAGAACTTTTCCGTCATAAATTACTTTACTTTTATATTGATTAGCCATGATTAATTGTTCCTCCTTAATCAATAAAATTCTATTTTTCCTGCAATATAAACAGTATTCCCGCCACTTGGATTACTCGTTTCATAATAAGGTATCTCTTTAACAACAATGTCTTTAGTTAATTTCGTATCTTTTGTTGGTAATATCGTTTCCTCAAAAGCTAGCGGAAGCACTGTATATTCTCCTTCATATTCGGGGACTATCTCACCATTGCCGATCCCGTAAGTGATATTTCCGCTCACCCCAGAATTAACAGTAGAGATAGTCCCCTCTATTTTTTTGACAGGAGAAATATTTCCTGTTATTTTTTCCATAATTTCTCCTCTCTGTTATTTAACAATTACTCAACTTCTGGCTTTAATGTCAATTTGCCTGTAATGAAAGTATCTACATCACCGTTTGCAAAAGTAATCTCAATGTCATATACATAATCACCAAAAGCTAATCTCTTAGTATCTGATGGTTCTAAATGTAAAATTAAAGTATCTATAGGTATCTCCTTATGAATCAATACCTTAGAACTTGACATAGATTGTTTCATAGCAAATCTGACAACATCACCAGTAGCAGGAGTATATGGTTGTTTATCTATTAATATATTTACCTGCATTTTAAGGGTGTCCCCTCTAATTAAGGTAATTTGTTTTGTTTTATCATTTATTGTATAACCCATATTTAATTACCTCATCATTTACGAATTAATCCAATTACTTGGTCAAAAAACACGGTTTGATAAACGCTTGTGTTTCCATTTACCCAGTTGACATAGATTCTGTTAGTATCCCATTTTGCCATAAACTGGCCTCTAACGTATAAAGTTGAGCTTGGACTGTCCATGATGTTCTGAATCGAACCAGTTGTGGTACTAAAAAATAATATATACTGACGCACGTTGTGAACGCTGACCCTTACTGCTATTACAGCCCATTGCTTTAACTGGATATTTGCATATGCCCATGATCCTTTTGTTGCGGGTGCAGTAACTTTTGTTGTAGATATTATTTTAGGTGTAAGAGATGGTATTCTTACATTCCCATTTATATCACTCATTATCATCCATGAAGAACGTTTTGAATCAAAAAGTCCAAAATTTCCTGCATCATTTGCATAAATACCACCTTCTGCAATAATTGTATTATTTGCATAAGTTCTTGCTTTTATTCTTGTTGCATTTGGAGTTGTTGCTGTTATTCCATAATTTAATGGCTGTGTTACAGGATAATCTAACGTACTATTTAATGTAGAAGTAGATAAATTTGTAATTGTAATAATATAAGTTCCATCATATGAAATGGTATAATCTGTATGAGTATAACTATAAGTTTGCATTGTAGGAATAGTATATACTGTTGTATCTATAGTTAATGTCATATCTTGATCTGAAGCTAATTCTGTTGGTAATTCAATTTGTACTATATTATTTTCTTCTGTAGAAGGAGGTATTGTAGCAGTAGAATTTTCCCAAGTAGTAACAGCAGATTGAGCACCAAAAGTAACTTGATTATTTCCATCTGTGTCAATTACTTGTAATCCGCTAGAATTTTGTTCTATATGAGCACCATCAGTTTGACCAATTGTTGATGTTACTCCAAAACTAGCTAAACATGTATTATTATTCATTACATCAACACTATCATTATCAATTATAATATGTCCTTTATTTTCTTCACCAATTCTAATTTTAGCTATATTATTTTCAAGCCATAACTTAATATAACTAATACTATTCTTTAATAATTGTATACTATTTCCAATAGACCAACCTGTATTCTGATCATTAACAGGATGTACCATAATACCATCATCACTAGTGTCGGTAACATATGCAGTTATAGTATCATCAGACATATTCCAATATTGACCATCAAAAGTAAAAGCTATAGTAGCACCTGCGTTCCAATTAAAACGACTATTAGCAGTTAAGTTCGCTCCATTTGCTTTTATATCTTTTGCACCTGTAGAAGCAACATTTAATTTTGCGGAAGCCGCAGTAGTTGAATATGTCATTTTAACATAAATAACACTAGCCTTACAAATAACGGCTTCGTTACAGGTGACTTCTTTATTCGCAGTTGCTGAAGCTGTATTACATGTACCATATAATGAGAAAGGTGCATTTTGTAATATCCAACCCGTACCATCATACACAAATTCCATTTTAGAGCCTGCACCCCATAATAACTGATTTGATGTAGACACTACACTTTTATTTATATAAATTGATTTAGCACCAGTATTATTTACATTAAGGGTTGGAACGCTTGCTGTATTAGCATAAGTAAATGTAATTTGAATACGTGCTCCATTAAATAATACAAAATTATTACATGCTACACTTTTTGCGGCAGTTCCTGCGGCTGTTGAACATGTGCCATATACAGCAGTTGCAAGATTTTTAGCATCTTGTGCTCTCAATACAGCGGCTGTATCAACAGGTTGAAAAGCACCATCAAGATATGCATATAATCGATTAGAACTGTTAAAATATATTGCGGTTGCTGAATACATTAACCCTAATGGAATATAATAAAAACCATCTGCACTAGTAGGTACAACGGTAGTCATAAAAGGAGATGCAGAAATAGTAAATGTATTTCCTGAAACGGTACCTTTTAAATATAATGTTTTGTTAGCTCCACCTGATGTTATGGTTCCATTATTTGAAGCACTTATACCATTAATTTGTAAATAGTTATTATCACCTGTTTTTGTAGCGGTAATAGCAGACGCTGCATACAATAATGGATAAGATAGATCAAATGCTATGTTTGCTCCAATATTTTTATAACCTGAACTAGTACCACAAATAATACGTCCTGCTGTTATAGCAGTTGTGGCAGTAATAGCATTTTGCATCCTTGTCCTATTATATGTATTACCAGAATCATATGCTCCATCTGCAAACCACCCAGTAAAAGTACCCGTATATGTAGTTCCAGAATAAACTGCTGACACAATTCTATTAACACCATATACCATAGATATAGAAGTACCTGCTGGAAAATGTGTAGTAACTCTATTTGCAGTAACTACGCCCGCACTACTTGCAGATCCACCTTGACGATATATGGGTATTGCACCAGTTGCAGTTCCATCTTTTAAAGTAAGATTTAATGAAGCATTACCACTTCCTGCGTATGGTAACCAATATCTAATTTGAGTACCATCTTTTAATTCAGTAAGGCTAGAAGAAACACCAGTCCAATTACCTGTTGCCGCAGTTTGTGTACCAATAATATATTCTACAGACTGTGCAAGAGCAGTATCTATATCTGCTTGCGTATCCTCTGGTGCAGGAGTCCAATCAGTAGCACGATTACCTTTTTCTAATTTCATTCCGCATACTTCAATCCAACCATTTGTAGGAACGTTTAATGCATATACATATCCTGCACTATAAGAAGCTGCTTGATCTCCTTTTAAAGTTATTCCTTCTATTTTAATATAAGTCCAATCAGTAGATATATTATAATATTGTCCTAATGCAGCAATACTATTACCAGTTGTTTGAGAATCGCTTATCCAAATAAGTGTCATATATGCCTGTAGATTATCACTTGCCCGTACCCAACAACTTTGAGTATATTCTTCTCCAGCAATAAATTTATTTTTAAGCCTGTCTTGAGCCATTCCTATTTGCTTAGCTGTAGAATCAGTATTAGTAACTCTTATCGCCCCCGTAATATTATAGATAGGAGGATCAGATAATTCTACGTGTGTCACTGTACCACCTGATGCACGCCAACCTTTATCGCCATTAGAAACAGCAGGCATAGTTGCACTATTATAAAGTAAATTACGACCACCTATATTTGCATCTGTATCTTCAGGGGCAAGAGTCCAATCAGTCATTTTATGACCTTTTTCAAGTTTTGCCCAATAAATTGTATTATTTTCTGTCCCACTTCCAGTTCCAAGATATACATATAACTTTGTATTTGCCACGGGAGACCCATTGTGATTAACTTTCCACTCTCCAGTCCAAGTATAAATAACATCTGAATTGCCATCTGGAGTTATAGCTTGCCAATCACTGATATTTAAACTACTTCCAGAATTATATATAGCCCATCTTTTTCTTTCGGATAAAATACGGGCTTTCATTGAAAATGTTACAATATCTCCTTCTTGCAATTCTTGCCCTTTATCTGATAAATTATAAGTAATTATATTATAATTAGCATTTGAAATCTCTCTATCACTTTTTAAAAGTAAGTTACGACCACCAATTTCCAGATTGTCTAGATTGTTTTGTACTTGTTGAATATTGGCTTCAATATCTTCTGGCGCTAATGTCCAATCGGTAACTTTGTTACCACGTTCTAATTTAGGTTTCCTAAAATAAGCCGTTCCTGTAGAATACCAATATACTCGTGCACCAAAACCTGTATTAGGATAAGACAACTGTGTGGAATCTGAAGTCCAATATTTTGTGTCTGTATAATCAACTGGGAATGTAATACTGTATCGTTTCCACTCGTTAGATAATGTGACTCCATTTATACAATTAGGAACAGGATTAGTCGTTAAAAAATATTTTCTATTATTGTTATTACCATAAATAGCAGGCTGAAAATAAAATAACCCATTAATTTCTCCCTCACATTTAGCTTCAATAGAAAGCGTAGCATCGCCGTTTCCCAATAATTCCATATTTGGCTGACTAGAAACATCTGCGGCGGGCATATTTGAATTATATGTCAAATCAATGAAAGCCCAGCTTTTTGTAGGTGTTGTTATACTTGCTTCATTGCCATTAAAAACCCATCCAGAAGAATGTTTATGTAAATCAAACTTATCTGTATTTAAAAGTAAATTCCTACCACCCACTTCAATAGCGTCAATAGCACCTTGATAATCAGTTACTTTAACCCATTTACTACCATCATATTTATAACTACTGCCATCAGTAGAATCAACAAGATAATCACCCGTCTCTACACCAGTATAAGTACCAGATGTGGTGCCATAAAAGATTGTTGATTTGCTATCAACTTTATCAAACAACTCCCCTGATGCAGAATATACTGACCACGTATTATTTGAACCATTGTATCTGTATACATTATCTTTTATATATGTTGATGTAGTTGTACCTGTGTAATACCAAAGATCTCCATCGTGAGCCATTTTTAATTCCGTAGTAGTCCAAGATGATGCAGGATTAGTTGATTGATAAAAAGTTTGAATTTTTTCGTCTATTTGTGATTGAAGGTCTGTACGGAGAGTAGAAATTTCTTGTTCTACATCTTCAGGAGCGGGAGACCAGTCTGTTGCTTTATTACCTTTTTCAACTTTTAAATTAGAAATCCTGAAAAAATTATTTGTACCATAATCAGAATAAAACTCAAGATAGTCATGTGGAAGACTCGGTGATTCTCTGTCAGTTATAGTAGATACAAATGTAATACGTTCATCTATTATATCACCGACTTGATAAGAAGTGCCTGATAATATATTGGTATATATACAAGTTTGATGCACTCCTTTGTTATTACTATTATATACAGCAAGTTTTGGTTTTGCTGTACGTACTACCATATAAAGATCAAAAGATATACAAATATCATCATTGTTATTTAATGGTAGTGCACACCCTAAATCAAAATAGGCATATTCATTTCTTGAACCATCAGCTGATTCTGTTTTATCTATAATAACACCTTTTGTATTTCTTGCTAAATTACGTCCACCAATTTGAATATTATCAATAGCAGTTTTATAATCAGTTACTTTAACCCAAGCACCATTATTCCAACGATAACTACTTCCATCTGTACTATCTACTAAATAATCTCCTTCTTCAGCAGAGGTTACGCTACTCGTTGTCCCATAATAAATAGCACTCTTACCATCAATTTTATCAAACAAATCAGGATTAGCTGAATATGCAGACCATACATTAGTTTCACCATTATATTGATAAGTTGTATTATTTTTATAAGTAGTGCCAGATTCTCCGATATAATACCAAAGATCACCAGTATGATTCGGTCTCTCTTCCGCAGTCCAATTATTTGCAGGATTGGTTTTTTGACACCATGTTTCAACTTTATTGTCGATTTGTGTTTCTAAAGAATTTTTTAAACTATTTATATTTTGTAATGTTTGCGCTTTATCATATAAAATAAATTCACCATTATAAAACATATAAGCAGGATTCTCTGTACTTAACCATACTTGATAGCTACTATATGCCATACCTACGTATACATACACTTTTTCATCTGCATAAGTCGGTTCTGTTTGTGTATACCATTGACTAACATCTAAATGAAATAATCCATCATTCTCAATAGTTCCTACTAAGTAAACGGGTTGATGTGAAATAAGGGTTTGTCCACAATTAGTTGAATATCTAAAATCAAAAGGATAAGCATCATAAACAGTAGACGTATTTGCTCCAGAAGCATATTCTGCACCACCTGCTGAATATAATAATTTACCTAATAAAAATCCACCTTGACAAACTGTTTTAGTAGTAGCAGTAGAATTTGCTTGATTAATAAAAGATGACCAAGTATTTTCACTATCTTTCATTAATAATGTATACCTTTTAACACCAAAAACACCCGCTTTAACAGCATTGGCATATTGTGTATAATTAGTATTAGTATTATTGGTAGCATTTTGACCTACTGTTGCGACTGCCATTTCTGTAATGCCAGAATAATTAGTACTTCCAGTACCATCTATATCTGCATATTTAACAGCAGTATCAAACATTTCAATGGTACACCCATCTAATTCTAATATGTCTACAATAACTGTTCTTTTATAATCTATGTTAGTAGGATTTGTTGCATACCTTAATCCGATTCCTAAGGCATGACCTTTATAATTAGTTTCAATCCCCGCTTTAGTCGCTCTATAAAGATTTATATAATAAATACCTATACTTCCTGTGCGAGTAGTATAAGCATCATAACTACTAAAAGTACTACCATAACCACCAAATTGAATATCAATTGTTTCTGCATATGATTCTGGCTCAATAACACGCACTTTCATTTTAACCTTATAATTAGTTATATAACTGTCAGGATGAATCTTTGCAAAATAAAAAGATGCTCCTGCCACATCATTAGCAGAACCAATCAATTCTGAATAAGTGTTTGTATATAAAGGTTGCGTTGCTTCATATGCTTTTACAGAATATTCAAACGCTGATGTTGCAGAATAATCCACATATGGATCAGTTGATGTTTGATTGTCATAATAGGAAATGGCGGTTTGGCCTGTATCTGCGAAGATATTATTCTCTTTACAGAGCATTGTGATTTCTTGTGGTGTAAGTTGGTAAGTAATTGGGGTAGCGAGTTCGTAGACGAATTGTGTCGGATTGTCCGCAAACCATTGTGTCGCCGCTTCTTTCGTTGTAATGGTTTGGTCGGGCAGGACAGCAACAAGCCCATAACCATAAGCGGTTATGTAACAGTTGCCAATGGAAACGCCTGATTGCGCCTTGAATCGGCTTGAGATGGGAAGTGGATTCGTTTCTTTTGATCTAAGTTCAGTTGTAATAATTGTATAATACAGACCGCTTGATGAATGGTACGCAACATTTCGCACAGATTCCGAGCCATCCGCAACATACATCGCCCTATCTACAACCAATTCACCCGTTGTAATATTTAACTGTCCACCATAGACAGTTCCTGCTTCTGTGGGGAAGGTGATGGGGTAGGTCTGTCCTTTGTAGGGTTCGTAGTCGGTTGCGGTCGAATCCAGAATTATCTGGATGTCGAATCTTTGTCGGACTTTATCGAGTGTTTGCGTATTTTTCGGATAAATCAAGATGCCATCAAGTAGGTTGTCACCGTCAGCAGTTTCCGCACCCCCAGATGTGTTACTGTGATTTGACCGTATGTTGTTGTTTAAAAAAACCCATCTGTATTGGTCTGTTGTAAGCGTACCACCTGCTTCAAATGCAGTTGTGACAAATCCGATTGCTATACCCGACATATCAACGCTTGTGTCTTTGTCTATCAGCGACATATAAACTTTTTGTTTTGCGCCTAACGGGAACGGAATGATTCTGTATGGATTGACTACATCTCCGTCAACGAAGTCAAACAGATTCTTCCCCGTCCTCACCACCTTCGCCCCTGTCCATCCTGTGATGGGGCAGATGTTGGAATAGGGTGCCCAGTCTGTTGCAGTTTCTGACGCTTCATAAATCATGGGATATAATGTAGTGTTAAGCGTCTGTCCCGCTCTTACTTGGAACCACATCTGCTGTATTTTACCGCTTATGCCTGTAAGGGCGGTTTTCGCATTTGCGTGAACAGAAAACCACGTTCCACCAACCCGCACACCGCCATTAAAAATACTGTTGCTAATAGTAGGAAAACACTGGAAATAATAATTTCCATTAAACGTTTCACCAACCTCTTGTTGTATATAATAGAATGTACTTGCTTCTGTTGCCGTACCACTTACTGTAATACTTCCATTCTGATTTAGAGTCCACGTTACACCGTTTGCTGTATATGTCCTAACTGTCGGAACGTATAACAGATTCTTCCCCCCACCAGCAGGCCAAGGGCTATCATATCCATGTAAATCCTGCACAAGCTCAATATCAATTACGCAATTCTCAACAGGAGATTCATCACCATGATTTTCAAAACTCACAATATCATTTTTAATTTCAATTAATTCGGGCTGTGTATCTCCTTCACTATATCTTGAAACATAATAAACCCATAAATATCTTTTTTCTGTAGTTAATTCAGGCTTAAATCGTGTCCAACCCTGATCCAATCTTGTAACCCCAGTTTGTTTGTCCGATGCTAAATAATATGGAATACTATCTCTTAAACCAACAGCGTCAATACCGTCCTTAACGACAGGAATTGTAACAATGTCGAGTAAGGTGCTCGTACCACCACTTTGATATAATGAGCACCTAATAGATATAATATCTTCAGGAATTGTATATTCTTTAGAAGATTCGTTTCCGCTTGATGTATACTGTGTTGTCCAAGTAGTTCCATTGGCGGTCGTTTCAATTTTAAACACACCTTTATAAGGATTTACAGCACCAGTACCTTGTTTACTCGTTGCAGTAAATGTAATCTTATCAATTGTATATTCCCCAGTTTTGGTCTTACCTATAACACTATCAGACGCATTTAATTTGTATGAGTAAGCGGAAGTACCTGTCGCACCCTGCTGTCCTGTAATATTTACAGGATCAGATTCAGAATAATACGACCCATTATCAAGTTTTCCCTCATACGTTGTTCTAATCTTTTGCCAAACGTATCTTCCATCGACCCACGTAGGTTTTGTGGTAGACCACGAACCGCCAGTTTGAGTTGTTGGACTCGTTGACTGATAATAATATACTTCTATTTTTGTTATAGTATTATAAGAAGTAAGAGTTGTTGAACCATAAGTTATCATATTAATTTTCCCTTTCTTCCATAAAAATGCCGATAGTTGTATCAGCATTTTTTAATACTAATACAACTATCAAATCTCGACCTTTACATCGGCAATTATTTTCTTTGATACTAATGTACCATCTACATAAATCACCTTACCTGTAGCCTGTGCGGAACCGTTAAACGTAGTAGCATTTCCGCTTGCATCACGGAATGTCCATGTATAAGTACCCTTATATGTTTCACTTGCATCAGCCCAAGCACTGCCTGTGTATTTCTTTAATACAACAGTTTTATTCGTTGAATTAAGGTGATAATAGAAATCTCCCGTTGTTGGGTTACTAGGTGCCGCCGTTAAGAATCTATCAGATTTTAAAGCGTCTAATTCTTGTCCAGTTCCTGTATCAGTAACGATAACATAAAATGCGCCGATACCCTGTCCATTAACGATTTGTTCTCCTAACGAACAAAAGACTGCCGCTTGAATAGGATCAAGTTTATCAATAAGAGAATAATAAGCAGTATAAGTAACATTATCATATTTACATGTACATCTATAAGAAGCAAAACCTTCAACGGTAGAATTATTTACGACTAATGAACTTGTTGTCTGATTTGAAATATCTGTATATGCACCATTTTGCCATTTAGACCATACCCAGTTAGTACAAGAAGTTGTTTTATCTGTAGAGCCATCCATTAGACGTGCATAAATAGTAATATTTTGTGAATCACGGCTAGTAAATACATTACCACCGATTGTATATAATTCAAATAATTTTGCATTAACACCATTGGTTGCCGCTGTACTGCGTGTCCAAGTATAATTTTGTGTAATTTCTTTTGTTGCTCCTGATGCGGTTGTTACTGTAAATGTTAAAGGTACTGTTCCTGATGCAGCGCTAACACTTACACTAGTCCCTAATACATATTTAACATGACCTACCGCACTAGCAGTAGAATTGGTAACAGTTGCTGTTACGCCAAGTAAAGTAGGGGCACTGACCGAACAAGGAACTTGAGTAATACCTTCATAAGCCACAAAAGGAATATCTATAGTAGTTGAAGCTTGAGGTTTATTTGCGGAAGTACATGGAATTACATCTGCATAGTTACCCATAACTACATTAATCGCATCTGCTCCAGCCTCACCTTCTTCACCTTGTTCACCTTTTGCACCATCAGAAGTAAATACAATAGTCTGACTATCAAGTAAAGTTTCAAAACTTCCACTCGCATACAATTCAACAGTCATATAATTAGCTTTAGAAAAAGCTGTTGCCATATTTGTTGATGTAATTACATACTCGCCTTTAGGTTCATCACTAGAAGATTTATATATATTAGTAGAACCCGCTTTAATCCAAAAACGTCCTGTTGTAAAAATAGTCTTTGCAGCACTGCCCGTCTGCTCATATGCTTTAATTGTAACGCTAGTAGGAGAATAAGCGGCGGCTGTATCACCAGAAGGTGTAGTTTTATTAATCGCTAATGCACTACAATCTAATGAATGAATTGTAGGTGAAGTACCATTCTGTCCTGCTGTAACTTTTACTAAAGAAAAAGTTTTAATAATATTACCGTAACCACTACGCTTGCAAGTAAAAGTAACACTACCAGTTGCGCTTGATATACCAGTTACTGTAACTGTATCATTAGTTGCTGTTGTTTTAGACCTTGTAATAGTGACGTTTGTTGCGGCAGTTGAAATTGTCCAGTTCGCAGTATCATTTATACCACCATTATAAATAATAACTTGAGATTTAGCTTCATCAAAAGCGCCCGCTATAGGATTTCCTTCTGCATCACATGGAATTCTTTGATTATCATTTGTAAGGACTGCACTTACTGCCTTATCTCCAGGTGCACCATCATATAATCTTGTAATTGAATGTATATCATATACGTTTGCATCATCAGTAAGAACTTTAATAGTTGCAACGTCACTAGTAAATACTGCATCTGTAGAATTTACGGCAAGGGTTGCCGCCTTTAATTGAGTAGCTGATAGATTAGGATAATTAGCCCATGTTCCATCAGATTTTTTATATTGCCAAGTTGAAATTGAAACATTATTTACAGTTGCAGTAAGAGTAATTGTTCCATTAGTAACTAAAGTTCCATCTTTATCATACTTAAAAACAGTTTCACCAGAAATAATACATGTCTTAGCAGAAGATGCTAACTTAACAAGGCTAAACGTAATCTGACCTTCCGCTTTTAAAGTTTTTTGTGTTTCTGGCTCTAGATATTCAACAGTAACGATATAAGTTATCATAGAAGAATTTGGCGTAAACTTATTTGCCGTTACTTTTAAATCTCCATTAGTTTGTAAAGTTTCTCCTGTTGTTAAAGCTGTTGCGGCAGCTGTTCCTTCTCGTCTCGTCCATGTAACGGTAAGGCCGTCCGCAGGCGGTTTTAACACAGTTGTATTATAATAAATTGATGGAGACAGTGTTAAATTTGTGCTCCCCCAGTTAGGAGTATAACTGTTTTGATCTGGGTCATATATAATTGAAAGTGGCTGATTACTTGTAGGATATACAGATAATTGCCCAACGTCAGTAAGGTCTACTAACGTTATTGAACCATATGTAACTTGTGCCATAGTTTTTATTCCTTTCTTAATCTGTTGTTACTTCACAAGTGAATATTGCTTTACTCCACAAATCTGCTGGGCTGAGTGTAATTGTTCTGGTATTTAAACGACTCCAATCGGGGTCTAAATTTCCATCTTGGTCATACTTAACCCAATGATAATTTGTGATAGTGTCACTTATATCTTTATTTCCTCTTCTAACAGTTGCTGTAAGGATAGTGTGAATTCCTCTATTTTTAAATATATTACCAGCACTTGAAGTTATTTCGACAGTAATAGGAGAAGAGGCTGCTTTGATTTTTTTTACCGCAAAATTTTTACGAACTTCCAGTCCTTGATAAATAGCTTTGACTTCTATTATTCCGTAATTGCCTGTTACATTAGTTATAATTATAGAATGAGTTTCGCCATTCCATTGTCCTGTAACATTAGATGGTATACTAACATTCCATGTTACGCTTGGATCATTGGTAATATCAGTCATTCCATAATATAATAAAACATCAGTATTACAATCGCTGTAATCGCCACCTTCTCCATCTTCATCCGTTGTAATTGCTTGGAATTCATTAGTTAAAGTTATCAATAATGAGCCATTTACTTCTTTAGATATTTTCGATAAATACTCTTCTAAGGATTCATCATCATTTACCATAATAGAGTCGTATCGAACTGTAGCAATATATTGATTATTACCACCCTGTGTGATTTGAGAAATTTGATTTACAATATTTACTGTACTCTCAGTTGCGTCTATTTTTTTAGAAACATCAGACAAAGTTTTTTTGTTATTTCTAGTAGTCCTTTGCATACTTGCAAAAGTAGAAAAGAAATCTCGTGAAGTTTTAACATCACTAAATTCAACTTGTATATTATTTAACGCTCCAAAATTAAATTGGTAACTAGTTAATCGTAGTTTGTAAATCTTATCGTCTACTTCAATGCGCAACCAGTTGCCTACATCAAAATCATTAATTTTAGAAGCATATGTCTCAGGAGATAATAACAATAAATCTTTTAAGGTACACGTAATCGTATATTGAGATTCACATTGTTTTGTAATATCTTCATCTGCTCGTTCAAAGAAATCCATGGCATTCTGGATCAGTTCAGTATCGGTAAGACCATCACTTATAAAATTATTGTTTTCTTGTTCGTCCTCTCTGCGGAAAGCGAGTAATTCAAGCCATAAAGTTTCTCCAAGATATGCTTCAAGATTTAATGCTTTATTAATTTTTTTTTGCTCAGTATTAATTTTATCAATAAGAGTAGATAATGTTTCTGTCTCCCTTTCTCTGATACTAATTTCAGAACTGACCATATCAGCTTTTCTCGTATAAGGAAGATATATCTCTTCGTATACATCAGGTTGAGTAGTTTCTGTTATGCCCGCTTCATCTAATATATTCAATACAGCATTAATAGTTTGAGAAATATTAGAAAGCGATATAAGATTATATTTTGGAATCTCTTCTGCAAAAGTAGTGTCATCAGCTTTTAAAAGATTTACAATACCGCTTAATAATGCTTCTTTTTTTTTAATAAATTTATCAACATGTCCTCTTATATAATCACCAGTAGCTTCTGTAAAATTAAGGACACGTTCTTCAGTAGCCATGTCTTCTTCATCTGTTAGCGAGGTAACAGTAATAGTTCCTGTCCAAATATCATTCTCATATGAAATAGTTTCAATTTCTACAGAATAACGTGATGTATCGACATATAATTTAACAGATTCTTTAACTTCATTAGCAGACGTTGTCTCATTTATTGATGCCAAGGATCGCACTCCGATTGTTGTTTCTTTATATAAAGATAATTGTTCATATGCACTTGTATCTGCAACATCGGGAGAGTATGGCATCATCGTATTTTCTAAGAATGTTTCTAAATAAAGCATATAATAATATGCCAAAGTGAGATTACTATATCCTTTAAGCGGATATTCGAAATTAATTAAATCTTCCTTTGAATAAGACTGATATTTCGTAATAAGATCATTATAATCAGCAATGTCATTTTCTGTTAATGCACCAATAATATAAGAATAACGATAATCATTATATTCTTGTTCATATGCATTAATTTTCTCTCGCAATTCAGGAGACATATCTTCTTTCATTTCATTCGTAAAATGCCAGATATATCTTGATCCAGACGGATTACAATTTACTACAGCGGCTGTCATATCATCGTCACCAGCTGTTAATCGAAAACAGTTTTTAATATTATCCGTATCTACCGATAGATTAATGTTTTCTCCCAAATTATCTTTATTAATAAATATTCCACTATCTGTGCCATAGCGTGGAATTATTTTTTGACTATGTGTACAATCTGGATTAGTGCATCCTTCAGAAAAATCACCACGTTTTTTACATTCGGGACAATAATCTTTTGCATCATAGAATGAAATAGTTCTCTTAAATGTATTATCCTCTTCATCCGACTCACCGAATATAATAATACAATCCACTTCTTGAGCCAATTCTTTTAAGCATCCAATAACTTCGTCCCCATCAAATGAGAACGTTCTTTTTAAATTTTTTAAAGTATCATCAACATGAAATACTGAATAATGTCTTGCTTTATCATGTAAAATTCTATCCACAATTGAAGCATCTGGATTAGTAGGATTATAAAAAACAGTATCTTCATAATCATCTCGATCTATGTCCTCTTCAGTACGTATTTCTACTTCAAAGTTTTTAGATTGATTTAATTCAGCGTACTGTGCCAGAGTTCCTGTTAAGTGTTTTACTGTATCATCATTCTCATCAATGGTTACAGTAATTTCATACCAAATACCCCTAGCTTTAATATGTGGCACATAGATAGGAATATATAACAATTTAAAATTTTTGATTTTATCCCATAAAGGATTTTTAAAAGTGTTAATATATTTATGTACATCGCACGACATTTCAGACAGCAAAATACAGCCATCTTCTAAAGACACTTTTACAGTTAAAGTTTGTTCATCAATTAAAACAACCCCTAACTTTTGCCCACTTTTATTTGCTAAAATACATGAGGGAACAATAGGTTGTCGTGCCGAATCCAATTCTATTCTATTCATTTGTCCCTCCTTCTTTATTTATTCATATCGGGATCACCTTTCTAATTGGATTATATGTAATTGTGTATTCACAAGGAATAGAAAAGGTGACCACGTTTTCATTCGTTTCATAATTATTACATATCCTGAAAAATTGATAATTGAAATCGTTATACACATCGTGAGCACTATTAGAAGAAGATATCTGTAAATATTTTGAAAAACTAATTACTTCATCAACCTCACAATTTTTTACAATGGTTGTTCTATCATCAAAATCGTTGTAGATTTCTAAGTCACCACTTTGTGAACAAACAATCGTCATGTCAGGATATAAAAAGCCTTGTTCTACAGAAGAATCTTGAATAGTTATTGATCCATTAGAATCAACCGTTCCAGAATACTGTATGTCATTTTGGAGCGCATAAGGTCGTGTACTCACAAAAGTTATGGTTACACCTATACGATTTGAGCCAGCGATTTCTTCTGTTAAATTAAAACTTCCTTCCCAAAATACATCATTGTATTGGGAATCAATCAATCGAAAAGCATGTGGTGCTGGTCTGCATAACCACCTTTTTAAATCCTCTACATCTTGAACTGTTAAATATATATTATCATCCTTACAAGGATTCTTAATAATACTAATAGTAAAAGTCAGAGTAGAAGAGTAATTCTGATATAAGAAAGGCTGTTCTTTACCTGAAAATAATGATGTTTGCGCAATATTTCTTTGCCCCTCAACTGGGACATCGCCTGTGGTGAAATTTGCCATGATATATTTACCGTCTTTGAAATCATTTAAGGCGATATTATCATACATAAAGTTTGTTATACTCAACTATAGCACCACCTTTCATGTTACTTTGAATTAAGTTCTATTAAATGTTGGTATGATTGTTTTAGCTGTTCAACAGCTTCTAAACCCGCTTGTAATGTACGAGCAGTTTTTTTGTTTTCTTCAATCATTGCTTCGCATTCCCTCAATTTTTCTAAATATTCTTGAATAATATCTCTTTCATCCATTTGGTTTCTCCTTAAATAAAAAACAATGAGCACCCTTTTACAGGTGCCCATTGTAAAAACATTATCTAAAACGAATAGAATTGCCTTTAAGCGAATTATTGCCATTTAACTTACCAATAGATATTTCCTGAATATACTTGGTAAAGTTAGGATCACGCTGTGCTTCACGCATAAATTCTGTATAATTCGTGACTCCATCCATCTTAAATGTAATATAGTTGACAGTATCGCCACTAGTATTATTAGTGGTTGTGATATTTTTATTAGGTCTCATATCCATATGACTTGCAATAAAATCAACTGGATTGGACATGCCTTTAAGCAGATTAACGGCTGCATCATGAGGAAGAACAGTTGAACCCTTTTCAAGACGGGTATAAATCTTACCTTGTTTATTGATAAAGACTTCATTACCTTTTTCATCTACACGATAAATATCGGATTTAGCGACCTTTTTTGTACCAGTAGCAAGTCCTTTAATGCCCGTTCTGCTAGTTCCTGTTTTTGATGCAGGATTAGCTGTGCCTTTTAAAGCATTGCCTGTTTTCTTTTTGATCTTACCATCTTTGTCGGTTTCATAAGTATAGCCGCCAACAGTGAAAGTACCCTTCTGTAAAATACCGTTGGAATTAAAATAGTAACTATCATTACCAATCTTTTGAACGCCAGCAAGCATTTTACCAGTGTTAACACTGAAATAACGCCTGCCTTCCTTCATATCTTTCCAGCCAGTTTGGATAGCACCAGAATTAAAGTAATATGTACTACCATTCTGCTTATAAAGACCAGTATATTTATCTTTTAATGCACCAGTTTTACTATCTAATAAGTAATATTTATTACCAATTTTTTGTACGCCAGTAAGCATTGAACCATCTTTAACACTAAGGTAATATTTCTTACCGCCTACGGTCTGCCAACCAGTTTGCTTTTTGTTATTCTTATAATAATAAGTTTTTCCATTTTCTTTAACAAAACCATTTTTAGCTTTTGTTGTTGTAGTCGTTGTTGATGTCTTTTTAGGAGTTTTTGCTGGTTCAGTTGGCATTGTAACTTTTTGAGGTACAGAAGGAGTAACCGTATCTTTTATAGTAGTTGCAGATGTATTAGTGATGGTTCCGTTTGTATCAGATGTTCCACTTACAAGTGCTCCAGTTTGCTTAGCTATATTAGAAACATTACTATTAAGATTCTGTACGTCTTTATATGTTGCTTGTAACCCACTACTAATAGTGTAATTTACTGCTTTCGCAACACTTTGAATCGTAGCACAAATATCAGCACCAGATTGATTAACACCAGAGACTGCCTCTTGTAAAAGAGCATCTATATTATCTAATTTGGCATTTAAGAAATCTTCATATCTTTCCTGCATATTAGACAGCGCATCTTTAATATCAGAAATCCTTTGGTCTTCCTGAGTTTCTTGCATATCTTTCTGGGCTTCTTTAAGCTCATCTCTGAGTTTTTGTCTACGGGTTGCGCCCTCTTCAGAATCGTCACCTTCCATAGACCTTAATTGCTTCTGTAAAGAATTGATTTTCTTTTGCTTTTCAGCAATATCATCGGCATATTTCTGCTGATCACGTTCAGCATCTAATGCCTCTTCATATTTATCAATCAATTCTTCCATAGCTTCAATCTGCTTTTTAATACCTTTTTCTACCAAATCAGCTATAGCTTCTTTTTCAGAATGAGCGTTTGAAATAGCATCTTGTTGAGCCTTCAACCATGTATTGCGTTGGTCAATTAAAGTCTTATTATTAGGGTCTTTCGCAATTTCTTCATTTAATTCTTTAACAGCTTCTCCATACTTCTGAGCCTGTTTGATGTAAAGGTCGTACCTTTGAGCTTCTAAGCCAAAAGCGGCTTTTCCTTTATCGGTTATGAACCCAGTATCTTTATCAAAAAGATCAATTTCATTAATCAATTCACCAAGAAACTCTGCTTCGTCAGCCAGATTAGACAGCTGTTCTTGTCCTCTGTCAAACTTATCCCAACGTAATTGACGAATAGAATTTAACAAAGATTGAATTTCTTTATTCGTAGATATTACTTCATTATTGATATTCTTAATTTGAATATACCATTTATACCATTCTTCAGAATATTTTTTAATGCGTCCTGCTTTAACGGCATTATTTAATTTATTTTGAAGGTCAGTAGCTTCTTTTGTTAATGCATTGACTCGTTTTTGATTTTGAAGAATTTGATTAGAATAAAATTGTTCTGCTACGTCATATCCACGCTCTACTGTTAAATCAACTCGATTTTGAAGATCAGTAATATTAGCATTAATATTATTGAGAGTAGTTTCCCACTTGGTCTGAATAAGGGTTAACTGCTGAATAGTAAGCTGAGATAATTTATTTGTCTGCTCTTGAACCTTTTGTTGCAGTTTAACATATTTCTCATACCAAGTCTGATAAGCTTGAATCTTTTTCCAAAGACCTTCGTCCTTGACATCGTTAACAGTAAAGTATCGTCCGCTGTTAACCGAATTTTGGATTCGATTAATCCAAGTTTGACTTAAAGCGGTTCCAGAAGCTCCTTGGGAATCTTTTTTGTAACCCTCGTCTCCATTTTTCAGACCCGCTTGTTTGGCTGCATCTATTGCTTTACGAAGATAATTACGAGTTTTATCAGTGCTTTTTAAAGAAGCATTGATTGCTTGGATTTCTTTATTAACCGTTGCCAAATCTTGTACTAAAGCAGAATTACGGTTGCCAAAAGTGTCATAAGTCTTAGCTGCATTGGCATCTAATCTAGAAATTAAAGCGTCAATTCGATTAAGCCTGATCTCAATTGCATCAAGTGTTTGAAGATTATCTTTAGATGATTTGTTAGAAGAGTTAGATTTATGAGTATCTTTTTTTTTGTCTTTGCCTTTTTTATCCTTGTTGGTAGTAGTTGTAGTAGTCTTCTTTTTCTGTGCGGTCTTAGCAGCATTTAAATTTCCAGTTCCAGTACCACCGGGATAAGCCGAACCAAACAGTGCGCCATTCCAGCCAATTGTACCAACTGCATAAGCTTCTCCTTCAAATTCTTCCTCATCAAAATCTTCATCGTCTATAGTACCTTTGGCGAAAGAACCGCCTATCATTTTTCCATGAGAACCTGTCACATAGCCATTTTTTAATAATTGTTCAGATTGCTTATGATTAAAAACGATAGCACCTTTAGGAAGATTAGTAAATGTCGGATCACCATTATTAAGAATTCGCCAATGCCCATCTGGAGTAACAACTATTTCACTGCCCAATTCATTTATCAAAGCACCTTTTTCTGCTTTAGGAAGTCCCCACATACCATTTGCATAAGCACGACCTTTAGATACAAGAGTACCTTGAGCATGAGCAGTGCCATCAACGTCTTTAGTTTGATGTCCACCTGATGAATTTTTATAAATTGTTTCTTTGGTTGTGGTGTGCGTTGTTTTAATCTTAACTTCTTTATCTTTTAATTTATCATAAACGTCAGTCAAAAAGTTTCTAACAGTACTAAAACCAGAAGTTATCACACTTAAATGACTTTCTTTTCTTTTTGGCACATCATCAATTGCGTCTTTTGCTTTACGAGCTGCGGATGTTGCACTTGATGCATTGCCTAAAAATTTTATTTCGGGTTTTTTCTTACCTAATTCATCAGCCTTTTTGCCCGCTTCTTTTGCATTTTTATTAAATGGAGTAGTATTACCATTTACGGTTACGGTTGCTTTCGTGCCATCTATAGAAGCAATATCTTCACTTGTTGCAGTTAATTTTTCTTCTGCATCTGTAACATCAGCTTCTCCAGTTACTTCAAAACCTTTACCATCCATTTCAGCCATACGATTTTCCATATTAGCTAGCTTTTGATCGGCGTCTGTTGTATTAGCTGTAACTGTTGTATTTTCTACAGTATCTTTATATGTACGCTCATGAATTTCTTTCTGTTCTTGGTGAGAGCCATTCTGAAGTATTTTTTTAGATTCATCGTCTAAATCAAATTTTGTTTTAATTCCTTCAGTAGACCACTCTTCAATTTGATTCATTATATTTTGTGAATCTTTGGTTGGTAAAAAGCCTAGATACGATTGTACTTCAGGAGGCCAATTGGCTATCATTTCTGAATATTCACGCAACTCTTGATCATTCTGGATAGCGGCATGTACATCAATTCCTTTTTTCGCTAATCCTT